GCTTCTAGTATTGTAGTTGTTTTCTTAGGCGCAGGAATTCCTGCTAGTGATGCTAAACTTCCTAAATCTAAATCTAACGGTAAACTGCCAGGAGCAACTTGTGCAGTTTCGGTTACATAGTCTTTAGTAGCAGGAACATCATTAAATGTTTTCCCAGCAGCAGCCATTAATGCTTGCTTATCAGCTTCTGGATCTGAAGGAATAAGATCCTTCATCATAGAACTCATTGCATAGAAATCCATATTACTTTCCTTTAGCTAATACAGTTTTTAATTTGCTACCTAATGCGTTCATGTAATCGCCTTCGATTGTAGGAACTTTAACAGAAGCTTTAGTAGGTTTTTCTTTAGCTTCATTAATGCTTTCATCAAACTTGGTATCATAATCCATAGCATGATATACACTACTGATGTAGTCTGCTGCTTTAGTAATCTTAGCCTGTTGCCATCCTTCGATGCCTTCTGCTTCGCTTACACTTTTCAACATGTCGTGTAGTTTAATTGCATACTTTGCAATTTTATAAAGATCGGCACGTGCCATTTGCACTTCGTGATCACGCTCAACTGCGTGTGCCATATCGCCTAAATGGCCTTCGGTAACTTTCTTAGTCATGGTTGCTCCTAAATACTATAATGTATTTATCATTAGGTTTAATTAACTGGTACGTCTAACGGCTTTGCCACCGAATACATTGTCTGGAGCATCTAATCCATTAACAGTTGTGCCGTCTTTTTTCTTACGTTGTGCTGCTTTCGGCACACCATTTTTGTCACGCTTTACTTTAGCATGTGCAGCAATCGGATTAGCAACACTAGCAATATTGCCTGCACTTGTAGCGCCTGCTGTTGCATCCTCGTCCATTTTGTTCTTAGCATGACAATCACAATGTTTACAATTAGGTCCGCATGTACATTCTGTTACAGGAACGCCGCAACATGCCTCTGGACACATTTCAACTTTGCCTTCTAATAGTTCACTCATTTTCATTATTTCTTACCTCTTCTCATATTTAATTGCCAACGAGCCATACGTCCCTTTTCGCCGCTTGCTTTAGCTGCTTTTTCAAGTTGTGCTATTGTAGCATTTTTTGGAATGCCTACACGTTGTGATAAACCTTTACGTCCTGGCTTCTTACCGTCAGCAAAGTTTTCCTCTAAATCTGGATTATCTTCTAAGTCGTCCCAATGATCGTCATGACGTGGTACTGGTTTAGGATTAGTTAGTTTGAAAAATGCTGTATTGCGGTCCTGTGTAGTAGTTTGTTCTAACTTCCAGCCTAGTTGATCGGCAAGTTTTTTAGCAAATCTTGTGTATAGTTTTGCTCTACCGTCACTAGCATGTTCACCTTTGTTAGCACCAAAGTCAAAACTTTCTACGTGTTCAATGCCTACTATACTCATCCACTTGTTCATCATTGCAACTACAGTAGCGAATACTCTAAACTCATCGCCTGCTTCTGTTTTGCCCATGCTTTTTCCAACTGCAAAGTCGATACCAAAGTCATCATAGTCTATTGCTTCAAAGTCCATTCTTAATACACCGTTTGGCGTTTCTGCTGTTGCTGCAAAATTATGCGACGAGTCTGGACCTTGTAGATTAAACGGATACGGATTGTCTAATGCCTCTGTGACAATTTCAAATATTTTCATTATGCTAACCTTGTTAATGCAGACTTATAATTAGTATAAGCCTCTGCTCGTTGACTTAAATGACGCAATCCTGGATTGATAGTTTTTGTTACAGATCGAACATCGTTCCAATTATTTACTTTTGGTTGAGTTCTTCTTCCCCAATACTCAAATGCAAGTTGTACTGCTATAGCAGGATTAGCTACTAAGTCAGGCGATTCTATAAAGTCAGTGTATCCACCTGGCATTGATTTACTAGCCTGGGCATAGTTGTATCTGCCTGTTATTTGCAAATATCCTCTACCTCTATACTTGTACCCGTCACCTGGTTCTGTATTACCAAGTGCTGCTGCTTTACGAGGAGCATATTGTGGATCATATTTTTTAAAGTAATCATCATCGCCTAGTTCAGTCATATACTGAAAATCACCAGTCTCTACTTTAATCTGTGCTAGCATTGCAGCAATCTCATCATCGCCTAGGCCTCGAGCTTTACCGTTACCGATAATTAGTCTTTCGTGTCTATTAGGTTTAAAATCTGGTCTTAGTCGAGGACGTGGACTAGATGCAGGAGCAAGGTCTGATTCTGGCTCATCAGTTGTAACACTGTCTGGTCTTAACCGAGGACGTAAACTAGTTTCTGGGCCATCTTCTTCAACTGTGTCAGCAATGCCCATACCTTGACGTACTGCCGCAAACATTTCATCTGCTAGTTGAGGTTGTGGAACACCTTGCTTAAATGATTCTAAATCATTGTCAGCTGCTGCTTGACGCATTTTACTTGCGCTCATTCCTTCTGCACCATCTGCATCTGGATCACGTTCGCCTGCACTTACTACACTAATTGATTTAAAGTTGTAAGGAACATTTCCTGCTTTGTCAGCTTGTCCGTTATACTTGTTGATCAGTTCTTCAAACGCTTGTACACGGTCTGAACCAGCAACGTATATTAAATTTTCATAGCCAAGTTCATTAAGTTTTTGTAGTGCTTGAATAACTGTTTTAACTTCTGGGCTACCAATAGTAACTTCTGGAAAGAAAAACTTAGCATAACGCAATTTATCATTAAATGATAACGGATCTGTTTTAGGCTTTTGACTTTGACTTAGAAAGATATAGGGATCGCCACTTTGTGACTTAACTGCTTCTACTAATTTAGCATGACCGATAGTAGGGGGATTCATTCTTCCGAACGCCATAACTGCTGTTGCTGTTGGCGCTGCTTCGAAGAGTTGTCTTAGTCTCATTTTATTTCCTTACCACTTACGGCATGACCAGTAACGTGCCTTATGGCGCGGACCTGGGCTATCACAATTATGTCTTGCTCTAAAACTTTTACGTCTTGCTGGATTTGACTTTTTAATTCTATGTTCTTTAGAACCAAAGTTAACTTTAACTACGTTGCCCTTTGGATTCTTAACGTATACTTTAAACTTCTTAACGTCACCTTGCATCGGTTTGCCTAGTTTAACTTTACGACCTTGGTACTCTGCTTCGTCTAGCATTTCCTCATTATCGTATAGCATTTCTAAGTCACCTTCCCAAGTGTACTCGTCTTCTTTTACTTTAACACACTTGTTTACACGAACGCCATTTTTCATTTGCGTTCCGTCTTTACGGTAACCTTTCCAACACTTAGGATCTAAACGTTGCTTTTCAGTTGTTAATACGTCTTTAGCAGTTTTCTCAGCATCAGCACCTTGTGGGTGTTTAGGATTAATGCCAACTACATTGCCATTCATTAGTTCACTAATATTAGCACTACGACCTACTTTATCTAATACTTGATGTAGTTTGTCTTGTGGATCGTATCCGTCTGTCTCGTAACCTTTTTTGCCACGTACTTCTATACGCTTCTTTGTTTTAGTATCCATGATGTGTAATACATCAATTTCTTCGTCACGCTCTAATTTTAATTGATAACCTTCAGTAAGTCCTAGGTTAAATGCAACATTAGAATTAGCACCTTTAGTTTTTTTAGCTAGTTGCGGAGGTCTCCCGTCCTTGTCAACATTAAATCCAAACTTAGCAGCTTGTGTTTTAATTTCGTCTGTTCCAACATCAGCTGTGGTGTTAACACCTTTTACAACTCTGCCATGTTCAAAAACTATTTCATATATATTCATTTGCGACCTCTATATTCCGCACCAGTTAGATAAGGTTTACTAAACCAAAGTTCAAACCATTCCTTATCACCCGGACGTATATTATCCTTGCGTTGTATTTCTGCTTTCTCTGTTCCAGTAATACTTATATTACTACCTTCGTACGGAGTATAGCCTTTGAATTCGTTGATACCAGCAAGTTTAATTATTTGGTCTAATTCGTCCATTACATTCCTGCTAACATCTTAATTCTATTTAGTTCAACACTTTCATTGCGTTCTGCAGCTTGTTTTAGTTTTTGTAACAACGGTGCTAATATATCTAATGCACGTACTTGATCTTGTACATCAGGATCGCTATCATCACGTATTGAGTCTGCATCTTGTTTCATTTGTGCTGCGTTACCATATGCATTTTCTAGTCGTCCTGCAATAACTCTAGCAGGTGCCGCTGGTATTTCTCCTGCTAGCTCGTCTGACAGTTTCTGTGCAGTCGCTGATGCTAAATCTCCGTCTACTACTGGTCCTAAGAATAATTGACCAAACTGTGACGGCAGTCCATCTGCGCCTACACCTTGTCCGTATGCTTGTTGGAATTTAGATAACTGCTGTGCTGCTGCTGCTGTAGTATCAACTTTCGGCGCTGCATCTTGTTGAGGAGTTGTCATCCCACCTGGCGCATCTGTATCAACTCCGCCATCAGCAGCACTTTGGCCGCCGCCACTATTGTCAGCGCCATCACCGCCGCCATCACCGAAATTGCCGCCAACATCAGTAGTTACATCTGGAGCAGCTCTATCAATTGTTGGAACTAGTCCTGCAATGTATGCAGCCATAGCATCTCTATCAGCCCAATCACCATTTAACCCTTGCTCAACTGCATCTTTTGTTATTTTACGAATTAATTCACCTTCGGGCATGGTCGGCCGTAATCTTAATAGTTCTGCTACTTGCGCCTTAACAAATTCTTCAGTTGCTTGTTTTGCTTCTTCGTCGTTTGTCGCTGTGAGTGGATCACCGTTACTGTCAACATAATATTTCAATCCTTGGTCGGTGCTAGCTACAGTAGCTTCTTCACCGTCGATTATAACTGTGTCACCAACTTTAACTTGATCACGTCCGATCATTGCGTTGCCAATACTGTCAAAACTAACTGGTTCTGCTGCTGGTGCAGCTCTTTGACCTAAGCCGCCATCATCTGTTGCATCGCCTGGTGTTGCTGGTTCTGCACCTGCTTCTGGTTCTACTGGCTGCGACATTACTTCATCATCGTCAGCGGCATTGCCATCTCTACGTCTTTGATCTAATTCTGCATTACCATCACCTCTACCGCCTTGCTGATCTGCATCTGCATCTGGATCTGCTGGTTCTGCTGCCGGAGTAACTTCTATATCACCTGGATCTAAATCACTCCAATCACTACCTGGTCTTACGTTGCCAAAGTCACTAGATGCATCTGGCTCTTCAGCATATCTACGAACCGCTGCTTGTGTTTGTCCCCCAGCAAGCCCGTCAACTGTTAGACCAGCATTTGTTTGAAATGTCCTAACAGCCTTTTCAGTTTGCGGTCCAAAAATACCATCTGCAGGTCTAATACCTAACGCTCTTTGCAATGCTTTAACTTCATCGCCTCTACTTCCACGGCGGAGTGTGGCTTCGTTTAGTTGTCTGTTAAATAGTTCACGTAATTTCATTTCACTCTCGTTTCTGTATTATAAATTTTGTTAGCAATGCCTTCAATTTCGCTAGCGTCGAGTAGCGAGCCTGCGTCAGCATTTAGTTTATAAGTTTCGACATATTGCGAACATGCTTTAAGTATAATAGATTTTAATTCTTTACCTGGGCTTATTTCGTCACCCTTTGCATGTCTATCACACATATTAGTTATAACTGGATAATATGATCTACGGTAAAACACCGGATCGTTTATCATATACTGGTAAACATCGTTTGGTACATCAAACCCAAAACGGTCTTTTTCAGAATCTTTTTCGCTATTGAAAAATTCTAATATTTTCATTGTTCTTGGTCTCCTGAAATTTCAATGTCAAAATGATCATATCCTTGTGTGTACAAATGAGTATACAAATGATCCGCAAGTTTATCTGCTTCTGCATTGCTTAAAGACTCTTTAATTCCTATACGGTGTACACTTGTTCCGCCTGTTGATTCGAATACCAAATAATCAGTTTCACTTTCCATTAACGACTCGTTAATGTTATCAAAACATGCAAGGAATGTTTTGTTAAAGTTACTGTCTGGTTTATCGTCAAATACGATACTAATAAAGTGTTCCATTGTTTAGTCCTTATTGATAATACGGTAGGTACGCTGTAGCACCATTAATTGTTACTTGCATATAGCCCGCAGGCGTAGCTGTGTTACCTGGCGTTCCTGTTGCGTTGTTAAATGTTACTTGGTCAGCAGTAGCATTGCCTAGTGTAGCATTTCCGTTTACTGCTAATGTTCCAGTAAATGTTGCGTTTGTTGTTTGTATACTAGCAGGTAAACTTAATGTTGCAACATTGCTAGCAGTGCTTACACTAATTTCGTTAGCAGTGCCGCTGATACTATGAATACCGTTGTTAGTAATTGTATAATTGCCAGAAGTTTCGCTAATTGTCATAGCAGTACCTTGGGTCAAATCTATTACACCACTGTTAGTAATAGTAAGAGTGTCTGAGCCAGCATCGCCTGCTACGGTAATACCACTTCCGCCAGTAACAGTTAGTGTGTCACTGTTTGTTTCTGCAACAAGGCTATTAGATCCTGTAACTGCAACAGTTTTAAATATGTTTTGAGCGCTACCACGGTCTGTGTTTGTAATACTTACTGCACCAGTAGCATTACTATTTGCTGACAATCCAGTTCCTGTTGATACTGCTGTAACACCATCATTGTTTATTTTCAATGCTCCGTTAGTTGCATCAATATCAATGTCTATACTTGTGCCGCCGATGAATGTAAATGTATCGTTATTATCACTTGCTGCAAATGACCCAGTTTCACCAAACGTAAATGATCCATCAGCATCAGCAACAGCAAAGTTTTTAACAATATTTTGAGCACTACCAAGGTCTGTGTTAGTAATAGTACGTTCAGCATCACCTGTCCAACTAGCAACCGCAGCCCCAAAACTAATACCAGTTCCAGGAAGGAATGCATTTGGTGTTTGTGCTGTAATTGTAATAGCTGCACTACCATTAAATGCAACTCCGTTTATGTTACGAGCGGTTGACAGTGTATTTGCCGACGTAGCATTTCCTGATAATGCTCCTGTAAATGTAGTTGCATACATATTAGTAGCAGCTAGTTCTCTATCAAATGTCCATCTGTCAGTACTACTAACATATGTTAGGGAAGCATTTGCATCTACACCTAAGTCTATTTCAATTCCGCCACCGTTTGCAGCCGCTGCATTGGCACTACCGCCTGCTACAGTAATAAGTTTATCATCAATAACAAGTTCAGTTGAATTAAGAGTAGTTGTAGTACCGTCTACTTGTAGGTTGCCAGTAACAGTTAAGTTGCCGCCAACTGTGGATGTGCCAGTACCGGTTACTGTAAGCTCGCCTCCAACAGTAGCATCACCATGAACACTAACAACTTCAGTGTCATAATCAACTTTAAATAATTTATTTGGAAAGCCGTTGCCGTCTGTTGATCCGCCTAGTACAATAAAGTCGTCTTTTGAATTGTAATAGTTAACTATTGTTCCTTTGTAAGCATCGCCACTAGCGCCTGAAGGCTCACTGTTATATCCGATTACAAATGGAATACTTGTGTAGTCTCCTGGATTAGCAGGTGTATGTGAATTATCAAATACTTCAAATTTATAAAAATATGAACTTTGTCCAGATCCTAGTACTGCATCGTCATCTTCTGTTGCTACTCTAATTTTAGCAACAGTTCTATAACTTGCCCATGTATCTTGAGCTGCTAGACCAATAAAGTCAATTGACCCCATATCGTTATTAATTGGAGGATTTTTTCTATCACTTTTTAATTTAATAGATGCTGTTGAACCATACGTAGCAAAACTATCAGCAGATGCTACAGTAAAGTTTGGTGACACTCCGGTAATATTCATACCGCCAGTAAATGTTGCACTTAGTGGAAAGTTTTGCGCCTTAAGTGGACCGTCAACTTCTAATGTATTGTTAATGTTTACTTTACCGCCGCCGGTAGTTTGTATATCAATTAAGTTAGTAGCTGCGCCACCTAAAGAAATGTCTGCATTATTAGATCCAAGATTTAATCTGTTACTTCCAGATTGTATTGTTCTATTTGTTGAATCAATTTCAATAGTTCCAAAACTAGCACTAGTTGATACTGATACTGTTGAAGCAGTTAATGCATTAAACGTACTAGTAGTAGCACTATTAATGTCACCTGTTACTGCACCAATTACAGTCATACCATCTTTGTTGATAGTTATTGGTGTTACTTCACTTCCGCCGACAGCCGATCCGCCTCTAATAGTAAAGTCATAGCGAGATTCTAATCCAGTCTGTGTATTATTTGATACAGCCATATTTAATTTGCCGTATGTTACTGCATTATTTCCGTTGTCTACACCGTCATAGTGTATTGCTGCCAATTTTCCTAAGTTATTATCAGTGTGCTTAATAGCTATATATGCTGGAGTATCTGTTAAGCCGCCAGCATTATTAAATGTAAAGTTTGCTATATTATTATTTTGTGTATTACCGCTGACAGCAATATCTTGTGTTGCTGTTGCAATTATTATTCCATTTAACGAAGTTTGTCCTCGTTGAACTACATCATTAAGTGTGTCTGTATCAGGCGGTATGTCAGAAGCAGTAATAAAGACCTGCCCTGGATCTCCATTGCCGTCATTAACTAGTCCGCTAGTTTGTGTAGCAATAACTGGCTTGAAATTTATGTCTTCATAGTTACCACTAAATGTACTAACTGGAATTCCAGCTTGTCTAATAATACCAGTTGAAGTAATATTAGCAACTTGCGAAATATCACTTCCGCTGAGATCTAAATTATCACCAATTGGTAGTTCTTTTATTTTATTGCTGTCATCAATATCAACAATTAAGGGTACTCTGTTTGCCATCTTTTATAATCCTATAATACACTACGTGTATTTATCGTTCCTTTAATATCCTGAAGCTGTTACGAATATCGGTACACTTGTATATGTTATCTGGCCTATGACTCTAATAAATGCTAGTCCTGAATTAGGAGCCTTTACTGTAATATCTAAGTGTAAGTCAGTACCATCAAGTCTTTCTTCTATTAATATGCTATCATATATTTCCGTAGCACCGGATGTGCCCATTTCTGTTACATTAAATGTGTTACTTGATCCACTTCTACTAAACACAAACTTCTTAGTTGTGTAGAAGTTTGAACCATCAGTGTTACAAATCAAAGTTAATAATAGTTCGCCGCCACTCGAGTATCTGTCTAACTTCTTAGTATAAATTACCTTTTCAATAAGACCATTAACTACGTTAGTCGGAGGTACTTGATCTTGTAGCGTACCAGTTACCGGTTCATTGATTATAAATGGAATAAATTGACCTTGACTATTAGTACGTCCAAGTGTTTGCGTTTGCGTTGATACTGTTTTCGGCATTGGTTGTGGTGCTAATGCCGTGCCCGGAACACTTGCAACTGCTGCTAGTAGCACTACTAATTGAGAACTTGCTGCAATAGCCACAGGATCGTTTATATCAATTCCAGGATCGATAGCAATCATATTATCTGTAGCAATTTGTGAATTACTATAACTATCTCCGTCAAGATCTTCGAAATGATATGATGTACCTATGGCAATATCTGTAATTAATCCATTGCTGTCAATAGTTGCGGTGTATACAGTTGGTATATGTCTAGTATCTTGTTGCCCTTGGGCATTTAGGTAAGTAACATGATCGATTACGATTGAACCAGCTAATATCGGATCACCTTCATTATAAAATGTTGCACCTCCCCTACTGTCAATTATAGAATCTGGGATCCATTTTTCTACTGCTACTCCAGGAATAGATGTTCCCGGCGGCAATGTTAGCTGGCCGTTAACATTAGTAGATATAACACTACCTCCTAAGAAAATTGTATTCCCTGATAGGTGTAGATCTCTAAATCTATTGGTAAAACTACCTAAATCGTATGCCACATCTGTATCTGGGATTATGCTTTGATTTACAGCAGTAAGATTTGGAGTAGTTGGATGAACAAGTAAGCTAGTTGTATCTGTTAAGTCACTTACATCTGCTGGAATAGTTGGTTTATTTGTTAGTGTACTATAATCACCGTTGAAGTCAGAACTATCGTCATTGTACAATTCACTAAAGTTTTCGTTTGCTTTTTTAAACGCTGCTCGAATTGTATCTACACTGTTATCAGTGTCAAGTTCATATGTGCCTATGTTTATCGTTTGCTTTGCCATTAGTGCGTCCTCAATGATTCAGTAGTATATTGCTAATTGTTCCAGCAGTCCAGCTAGCTGCTACAGCTCTAATCCAAGTAAAGTTGCCTGTAAAGTTATAAATTTTTGTGCTTGTTTCACTAGTAACATATGTTACATCAGTAATAAGATTACCACTTTGCGATACTGCACCGGATGCTAATACTGTAAGCTCTGTTACGTTTACTGTTGGTTCTGCTAATTTTATTGTAATCCAATCTGCTTCTGTTGGATTATTTGCAATGCTAGCTTCTATATGATATACTCCGATAAAGCTATCTAAACTAACTTGGAGTGTGTGGTTTCCATCACCGCTGCCAAAATACCCATCTCCTGGTATTTTTTGTGTAACATACGGTAATACTCGTGTTACATCATATGCGATTGACGGTTGTAATATTGTGCTTCTACTGGACATACTGTATTTATCCTTACATTAAGTATACATAGTTTAATAATCTTGATACTGTATTTAATGCTTTTTGCAAAAAAAAGGGTGCAAGTTAATGCACCCCCTATTAATTAACTACAATTAATTAGTTTCGTTAATTAGTTTTTCCAAAGTTTCTAATCGTTTCTTTGTTACTAATTCTAGTTTATTGTTAGTAACATTAACTACAACTTCTCCGCCGTTTTTAAGTTCACCAAAGAGTAACATTTTAGACAACGGACGTTTAATATCAGTGTCAATTACACGTTGTAACGGACGAGCACCATTCTTAGGATCAAATCCTTTTTCAACTAAGAAGTCAAGCGCATCATCTGACAATGTCATAACAACATCTTTGTCTTTGATTTGATCACGCAAGTCGATTAAGAACTTACCAACAATTTTCATCATCACAGGTTTTGCTAATTTGCCAAACGTAATAACACCATCGAGTCTGTTTCTAAACTCCGGAGCAAAGAAACGTTTAAGTTCGTCATCATTATAATTACTTTCCTCTGTACCAAAGCCAATTGAATTAGATTCACTAGATGCCGCGCCCAAGTTAGTAGTTAGGATTAGTACTGCGTTACGTGCATCTGCTACTTTGCCATTAGAGCCTGTTACAAAACCGTTATCCATAATTTGCAACAAAATCTGTGAAACATCTGGATGTGCCTTTTCAATTTCATCTAGTAGTAGCACACAGTTAGGAGACTCTTGTAGCTTAGTAATTAACAAACCTGCATTTTCTTCATGTCCTACATAACCTGGAGGTGAACCAATAAACTTAGATACGCTATGCTTTTCCATAAACTCTGACATGTCAAAGCGTACAAGTGGAATGCCCATATGTTTACTTAATTGTTTTGCAGTTTCAGTTTTACCACATCCTGTCGGACCCATAAACACAAAGCTACCAACTGGGCGATTCTCGCTTTTAAGACCAGCTTGTGCAATATGAATTTTATCAACAATCTGATCAATAGCATCGTCTTGACCAAACACTTCGCTTTTCATATTCTTATCAAGATTAGCAAGGCTTTCAGATTCTGCTTCCTTGACTGTGTCTTCTGGAATGTTCACCATCTTACTAAGTTCATATTGAATTTCAGCAGTGTCGACAACAAGGTCTTCACGTTCTTGTGGTTTAAGTTTGAAACGACTTGCTGCAACATCAATTAGATCAATTGCTTTGTCAGGAAGTTTCTTGTCATATTGATACTTTACACTCAGTTTTACAGCAGCTTCGATAGCACCTTGTGTAATAGTAACACTATGAAACTCTTCGTAGTACTTTTTAATACCTTGTAAAATCTCAATAGTCATTTCTGAACTAGGTTCTTCAACTGTAACACGTTGGAATCGACGCATCAATGCACGATCCTTTTCAAAGTGCTTACGATACTCTTCCCAGGTAGTTGATGCAACTACTTTGATTGTACCTTTGCTTAGAGCAGGTTTGAGCATGTTAGCAAGATCGTTTGCACTATTGCCGCCACCTGCGCCTGCGCCACTAATCATGTGTGCTTCATCAATAAACATTACAGTTTTGCCTTTTTTCTGCAATGCCTTAACAACTGTTTTGAAACGTTCCTCAAAGTCTCCACGATACTTACTACCTGCAAGCATACTTCCAATATCTAAATTATAAACATTATACTCGTGCAAGAACGGTGGCACAGTTTTGTTTTCGATATTATAAGCAAGTCCTTCTGCAATAGCAGTTTTACCTACGCCTGGCTCGCCTACTAATAGTACATTGTTTTTATTACGGCGACCAAGGGCTAATGCAATGCTTTCAAGTTCTTCACTCCGGCCAATAACTGGATCTACTTTTCCTTTTATTACTTCGTCATTAAGATTAGTAGTAAATGAATCAAGTGCTTTTTGTAGGAGTTCGTCTACTTCTGCATCTTCGTCTTCTTTCTCGCCATTAATACCAGATACGTATGCCTGAAACTTTTCTTTCTCAATTCCGGCTTTTTCTAAGAAGTAGTTGCCATAGCTTTTCTTTTCGTGTAGTAAGCTTAAAAATACATCTACAAGATTAATTTGCTGTCTACCATTGAATAGTGTTTGTGTAAACGCACGATTAAGTACTCGTTCTACAGTATTGGTCTTTACAGGTTTATACTTTGCATCACCTTCTATTGGTTCAATTTCAGTTCTAAGATACTGTTCTAGATTAGTCTTAACATACTCAAGATTTGCACCGTATTCTTCTACTAGTGCAGAAAAATCTTCTTCGCATAGCATTGCATAAAGCAAGTGCTCTAGCGTTACATATTCGTGACGCAATTTAAGCGCATCGTCAACTGCTTTATCGAATACTAATTGTAGTGCTTCGCTTGGTTCAACCATTTACTTTATTCCTTTTTTTTAGTTTCTTTAATGCCATATCTCGTTTCACTTTGCTTACTCTGTGTGTAAAATCAGTTCCACATAAGTGATCAAATTCGTGTAGGAAACATCTTGCATCAATACCTTGTAAGTATAACACACGTTTCTGCCCGTGTATATCTAAATATTCTGCTGTAATGCTTTCTGGTCGTTTAATTTCTAGTTCGAGCCCTGGATGACTTAAACACCCTTCTACTGCTGTATGCATATGTGTCCCTACATTAACAATGCTAGGGTTGAATACTGCAATAGCTTCTTTATGATCTTCAATATTTTGCGGCAAGAATACAAATACTGCTTTGTCGTATTCAATTTGTGTTGCAGCTAATCCAATGCCTTTATTTGCCAGCATTGTTTCAATCATGTCTTTTACTAATGGCTTAGGATCTGGATCTTTTTCAAAGTCAAAAGGATCGCAAATTTTGTTTAGCCAATCATTTGGATATTTTACTATATTCATTTTTAGTTTCCTTTATTAATTGTAACACATGATCCGGTGTATTGTCATCCACTTTTGGTATATTAATCATAACTTTTACATAGATGTTTCCACGCCTGCCTGTTCGCGTATTTAATATTCCATGATTCGGTATACTGAATACTTGTTGGGATTGTGTTCCGGGAGGTACTGTTAGCTGTATAGTTGAGCCTTCGATTGTCCTAATAATTTTTTTAGTACCTAGCATAGCGTCAAATACATCAACGTCAGTAAATGTTACTAAGTTTAATCCTTGCCTATCCCAACCTTTAGGAAAGCGTATAATTACTTTTATTAACAAGTCGCCTCTTTGAAGATGCCTAGCTGTATTATCGCCGAGTCCTGCATAACGTATAGTTTGCCCTGATTCAATTCCAGGAGGTACTTCGACATTTGCTGATTGTTTTATTCCTGACGGAAGTGTATATTCAATGTCTAAGCGTTTGCCCTTTATTACATCAACTAAATCAACTTGTGTAGTGCATAATATATCTTTATTACGCTGCGGCTGTCTGTTTCTAAACATTTGTGAAAACATATCTTCAAAAGGATGCTGTCCTTGATGCTGTTGTTGCTGTTGCGGATTGTCATACTGTTGTCGTTTAACAGGATCTTTAAGAGTGCTGTATGCTTCGTTAATTTGTTTGAAGGTTTCTTCGTTACCGCCCCTGTCAGGATGGTGTTGCATACTTGCTTTCTTGTATGCTTTTTTAAGATCTTCGGGTGAAGCGTTTTTAGCAACGCCGAGTTTAGAATAATAGTCCATGCAAATACTTATCGCATGGACTATTTAAATTGTTACTTATTGACTACAGCTTCTTTAGCATAGAACGCTGCTACAATTGCTGCTACTGATACAAAGTACGTAGGAGCCATTGATCCTAGAACTGTTGCTGCTTGATCTAGTTGTAAAAATACTGCTGCTACAACTGCGAATGGGTATAATAGCATACCAAATAGTGCAAACCATGCCATTGCACGTTGTGCGTCACGCATTGCATCGTTGTCTTCTAAACGCTTGCGCTTAAATTCAAGATCCATTGCTGCTTCTTCTGCAGAGATGTGCCCGTCTCCGTTTGTGTCCATTTTGGCTGCTGTGTCAGCATCCATGGTTATTGTTTTCTTATCTGCCATTACTTTTCTCCCATTTTTTCTAAGTTAGCAATATAGTTTGTCATTGAGTGATCACTGAAATTATCAATGCTGCCTTGTTTTAATCCCATTACAATGCCACGCCACTTATCTTTGATGCGTTGCCATGTAGTTAATTTTCTTTCCTTGCCGTATGCGTTCATATAATGTTCGATACCGTGGTGCTTGTATCCCATAATTGCAAGCGGAACAGTAGTAACAATATCATTGTTATTAACCCAACGATGATGTGTAATTTGTAAACTGTTACAATACCCTTTCCATCCAACTCGAGGTGAGCCGTATGTGAATAACGCAACTGGATCATTTAGTTCTACATTGTGTTTTGCTCTACTTGCCATAATAGTTGCCATTCCGGCACCTAGGCTGTGTCCGCAGAACCAAAGTGTTTTAGTTACGTTTACTTTGCGATTAATGTCTTCTTCAATCATCGGCCAAAGCTCATCTACTTCTGCTTTGAATCCTCTGTGTACTCTTGACACAGTTTCGGCCATTACTGGAATAGCTTTTAGATCTGCTTTAATGTCATTAAATTCTGTAGGCTGTGTGCCACGACATGCAATAACTAAATCATTTTTATTCATGAAACGGTATGCTTGTGCGCCGTCCTTGTTATAAAATTCTACAGTTGTAAATCCTAGTTTCTTTACTGCACTCTTTACTTCTTTAAGATTATCATTGTAAGCTATGCTTGCAAGTTTTGCAAATAAAAGACTTTTTTCAATTGTACCCATTAATGTTATCATTTTTTACCCTCTAGTTTAGCAAGACGAGCTTCTAGCTCATCAATCTTTTTAGTTACATGCGGATACTTTTTACGCCAAGCGTCAGCAGGCTGTTCAAACCAGGTCAATCCCCATCTTACAACTAAGAAGTCTAAGAACTGATCTAGTTTAGCATAGCACCAAAGCCCTGCTCTTGTATCTTTAAAATAAGCTAGAAATGCAGCGCCGGCTAGTGCGCCAAGTATACTAGTGTATATCCACAAAGTATCGCCTGTTAGTCGTTCAATTAAATCCCACATAGTAATCCCTCAATTATTATGTTAGTATTTATTATTATTTACAGGCACATTTCGCTTCGTAGTTGTGTATCGCTGCTTTAATAGCGTCTTCTGCTAATACACTGCAATGTATTTTAACTGGAGGCAATGCTAGTTCTTCTGCAAGATCCATATTCTTTATTTCACCTGCTGTTTCTAGTGTCATTCCTTTAACCCATTCGGTGAGTAAGCTACTACTTGCAATAGCACTACCACAACCGTATGTTTTAAACTTAGCATCAACAATAATGCCTTCTTCAACTTTAATTTGCAGACGCATGACATCGCCACACGCCGGTGCACCTACCATCCCTGTGCCAACATTATCATCAGCATCGTCCATCTTTCCTACATTACGAGGATTCTCGTAATGGTCCAACACAGCTTTCGAATAAGCCATATATCTTCTCCTGGGTGATTATTTAATTAGGATACCAACTAGGTCTTACTACAACTTGTGCCGGTGCTCGTCTTATACCTAATGCTCGTCTAGGGTTATATAAGTCGTACCTTACACTGTTGCTTTGATTACCGCCGAGTATTACCCAACGATCACTATCTAAGTGTTCGCCTATATAAAACCCAACATGTCCTTGCCAGCCTTGATTGCCTCTTGGAAATATAACTAAGTCGCCCTTTTTAATATCTTCAGGCTCTACAGGGACACCCCAATCTAAGAATGCCCTTGCTGTTAGTGGATATTTGTGATCGTTGTTATTAAGAATACCGTCCAACTCAAGCATAGCATTAACAAATGCTGCGCACCATTCTGTTCGTACAGGATCAACGCCTACAACAGCTTTCAGTTCTTGTCTATCATAACGTTCGTGCAACCCGATAAATTCTTCAGCTGCTATAGCTGTTGAGTCATCAGGGTTACTGCAACCTATTAATAGCAATGTAAAAGTTATTATTCCGAAGTGTTTGATACTACGTCTTCCGGTTTGACAGCTTCTTCATAGTAAACAATAATTTGTTTCTGCTGTTCAATAAATCGCTTTAGTTCTGCAAAGTTTAAACTAAGGTTTTCATAATCTTTAACTGAGATAGCAATGTATGCAAGTTCGCCATTCTTTGCTGTAAAGTCTTCGACAAACTGGTCATAGTTTTCTGCTGTAACAACATAGATCTTTACGTCATTGATCTGCGCACCCTTAGGGCGAGCAACAATCGGTACAGTTGTTTTTACAGTATTAGTTACTGTTACTATCTGTGGTTCTGGTCTCAGGCTGCTGCACCCCATTAGGGTCAGTAATACCGCGGAGATCATTCCATAAGTTATCAGTCGCATTTTGCATCCTATTTTCAATCAGCCCTGGCTTGCGTAATGCCAGAGATGTTAAGTTGTGTTTTTGTAGTGTAGCACGAAGTTGGTCTCCGTACGCTTCTGCTTTTTGTAAATCACGTTGCAGTGTTGCACTAAGTTCTGCATTACGAACTACATCTGCTTGTAAAGTAGCAATACTATCTTCGCTGATTTGTACTGCTACTTCCATTTTTGCTACGTTTGCTCTTGCTATCTCTAAATTACTTTGTAATCTTTGTACATATGCATATGCCATACCTGCTGTTGCAAGTACAGTTAATAACATACCAATTTTAATAGCATTAAACATATTAATCCTTGGACCAAATAGCCCAAGCACCGTATGCGATAGCTGCATATGCTGCTAGCTTTGCAAATGGTCCTGCGATTAATACAATCACGCCAACAGCAATAAGCACTGCTCCGCTCCATGTTGTGCGTTCTTCTAGTCTTTCTTTAATCCACATTTTAATCATGTTAATCTCCTAATAGTTTTTCAAGTGTCATTGGTCCAGCAATACCATCAGCAGTTAAGCCGTTAGCAGTTTGCCATGCTTTAAGCGCACGTTCTGTACCTGGACCAAATGCTCCGTCTGCACCAACGCCTAATGCTTCTTGCATCATCTTAACGCCTTCGCCACGTGAGCCTTTGCGTAGTACACCAATGTCTTCGATTTCAAAATCATCATCGCCTGCATCTTCTGTAATACTAACTGGGTTGCCAAATACTTCCATTGCTTTCTTATAACGTGATTGACGATCTGCAAGACCAATGTTACCACCATTAATCTTCTTAGTCATGCGTGTTACATCATCTGTGTCAGCAATTGAATTTAGTTTGTTTGAATCCCAGAACCAACAAGCACTTTCTACAGCACCTTTAGGAGTTGCAACATACACTGCTGCTTCCTCAGCTGACATTCCTACTGTTTTAGCAAAACGTGTGTAGTTCTCGCGCCCAGTAAGTTGTTTTAGTCCACGTCCTCGAAATAACCAACCGTCACCAGGATTTACATTGCCCATTTTATACTTACGGAACTCGTCTTGATACACATAGTTCGCAATCTTTTCTGGATTACGAGCATATTCTGCTGCATTGCGTTTTGTTCCGCCTGTACCAAAGTAACGTCCAAACACTGCATTGAGTGCTTTTTCACTGTAGTTTAAGTTTTCGGATAAACTACGGAAGTTGTTTGATTCATGTGCGCACTGACTAATAAAGTGTGCTGCTCGTCTTGCAGTATTAATACCGTATTTGGGCATTACTGCTACTAGTGCTTCGTACCAAGCATCAACATCTTTGTTGCCTGGGATTAACTTGGCCAGATGACCTTGTTGTAGTTCAAAACTCATATCTAAATCCTTATATTATCTCTAACAGTACTTATTCTAATCGTTCTACGATTAAAGTACTTGTGGCATTTTCGAAAACAAATTGATCGTTATATTTTGTTATGTTGTAATCGCCCAACATCTTTGTAAGATACATACATTCTGAGATTGCCGTAGTTGACAATTGAATTGTACCTTCAGGTTTTATATTATCGCCAAATTCAACTACTTTGAGTTTAACAGGCTGGGCATATACTTTCATTAGGTTTAGTGTTTCGTCTAATAAGTGTACGTCCTTTAAAAAACTTTGATTAAAAAAGTTATCATAATTATTTAAATTCGATTCGTTTACTACATTGTAGTAAGATTCTGAATCCATAGGAATTGTTTCTTCTAACGATACTTCATTGGCATCTGTACTTTTAAAGCCTTTGTAGTATCTAAATCTAAAGCCGTCAATTTCTGTTAGTTCCTTGACACCATATAGCATTTCTAATATATTTTTTGGAACATCTTTATTGCGTTCTATTTCAACAAATACACGATACATTCCATCAGACATTTCGCCTGCACTTACATCTGCATCGAGTACAAATCCGTATCCTTTTTCGATAAAATTCATAAGATCCGTTGCTGGTGCTTTGTCTTGAACAATAAAGCTACATACAACAATATCTTTGTCATCGCCCATTTTAGATGCATATGAATCAACTTCAAAAACATCATAAACTAAATGCTTTAAATCTCCCTTGCGAAGTCCCATTATTCAATGCCTCCAGCTGTGTCTAATTCTACTTCTGGTGTTTCTAATTCAGGTGTTGCAATAGTTGTAGCTGCTGCTAGTTGTGCCTCAACTTGTGTTTTATATCCCGTATACATATCCATGATTAGTTTTTTAGGCATCATAACTTCGCATATCCAAATAGGATTGCGATCAAGTTTACCTTTAGTAGTACCAGGGCGTAAATCGTCTGAAGTTCTAATTGCACGAGCTTCTATTATTGAGCTCTTGCCCATTTTAACTTTGCAATCGTAGTCTAATAATTTCTTAGCACCAGTTGGATCTGGCATATTGTTTTCTTTCCACATAAAGGAACATTTAACCCAGTGTCGGTCAATAATTGGACCTTCTATTAGTTCGCCGTCCTTCCAATTAGCATATACATACATATCTAATTCGTCTAGCACTCTTTCAAAGTCCTTGAGTACAGTTAAGCTTGTAGTACTTTCGTAAATTGTGTTAATGTTTTTAATAATATCAATAGTATCGATCATGTGATTACTTTCCAGATTGTCTTCTTATACTTATTTATCGCCTAACAATCATAACAAGAAGTTTTTTCTCAGAGATTAAAAGACTAAATATCTTTGTAGGACGAGAAAATGTGTCCGACTTTGGACATGCACTCCTACTAACAAGGAGACTTATACATGGGTTCGAAAAGAGCTAAAGTTAATAAAAATGCTAAATCTAATAGCAAGTCATCGGCGAATATTATTTCGTTCAAAGAGCACCTTCCAAATAAAAAGGACCAAGTAAAAATACTTCCAAGAAATAAGACCCAAGAAACATACCTGTTAAAACTTCTAGATCCTTCGAAAAACATAGTTTTCGCAATAGGACCAGCAGGAACTGGTAAGACACTATTAGCAGTGCAGGCAGCGGTGAAAGATTTCAAAGAAGGCAAAGTAGAAAAAATTATCGTTACGCGACCAGCAGTATCAGTTGACGAAGATCTCGGACACTTACCAGGGACGTTAGAAGAAAAAATGGCTCCTTGGACAAGACCTATATTTGACGTATTACGTGAATATTTCTTTGCAAGTGAAATTACACAAATGATTCAAGAGGGAGTTATTGAAATATCACCGTTGGCTTATATGCGTGGTAGAACATTTAAACACTCTTTTATTATTGCAGACGAAATGCAAAATGCAACTCCAAATCAAATGAAAATGTTATTAACAAGATTAGGCGAGGGCTCTAATATGGTTGTAACAGGTGATTTGAATCAAGCTGATAGAATGAAAGACAACGGTTTAATTGACTTTGTTAGAAAGTTAGAAGAAACTCCGAGCGACATGCTAGAAGTTGTTACATTCCACAGAGGAGACATTGAGCGCCATGCAGCAGTAGGCGAAGTGCTTAAAGTTTACAAAGACGTAGGATAACACTTGATTTAGCTGTGTACTGCAATATCTTTCTTCGCAGTACACAGCAGCCATTGCACTAAATAAATTACACAAAACTACAATTTAAGGTTGAGTATGTCTTTACAAAATAGCAATACATATTGTCCTCTTCCGTGGGCACATAGATATGTTACCACCCACGGCAATGCATTGCCGTGCTGTGCGTTTAAATCAAAAAATAAATCTCCAGACTTTCAAGCGATTAAACACAGTATGTTAAATGGTAAAGAAGTAGATGGCTGCCGTAGTTGTTATTCAAATGAAAAGGCAGGTGTTCATTCTTTAAGACAGTCTTCAATAGAAAAGTATGGGACACCCGAAGAAGTTGTTTCTAGTTTAGAAATCTCATTTGACAATATATGTAATTTTAAATGTAGATCATGTAATAGTCTTTACAGTCATTTAATTAGAGAAGATGAAATTAAAATTCTAGGAGTACCTCTAACAGAAAAAAAATATCTTTCACATAATTATCATGATAAGATCGATTATGAAAATTTAAAAAAGTTTGCTGCGCACGGCGGCGAACCCTTGCTAAGTCCAAAGTTTAAAGCTTTCTGCAATCGCATGCTACTTCACGACTCTATTACAGAACTTTGTGCAACTATAACAACTAATGGGTCTATAGTCCCTCAAGATGATATATATGATTTTATTATTTCTGTAAAAGATTTAAAAGTTAATATAAGCATAGATGGTTATGGAAAATTAAATGAATATATAAGGAGATCATCCGACTGGGCGTTGATAGCAAAAAATTTAGATTTTTTTAATAAATTAATTAGCGCAAGGGGGAATAAAAAAACACATATAAATATACATACAACAGTGAGTTGCTATAATGTTAATAAATTACAGGAATTAGATAACTTTATAGAAAACATGTTCCCCAAATTTACAACTTCAAAAGCATGTGTACAAAGTCCCGAAATGTTTTCTATTAGAAATTTTCCTAAAGAATACAAAAATCAGTTAATGCCGTTTTTAGAAAAGTATCCTGACATAATCAAAATCCTTTACCAAGAACCTACTAAATCTTTTGACTATGTTGTGTATATGCATAACAAATATAAAGAGTTAGATCAAACTTCTTTAGAAGGAAAAAATGATTTATTATTAGACTATCTATCAAATTATTCCAAAATAAATTATAACGAAGAAGAAGCTATACAAGATCACGAGTCAGTGGTGACGATAGTAAGAAACAAAGATTGGTAATTATTAAACTTTAACTATTCTAACATCAGACTTATTTAAAAAGTCTAAGCCCTGTGTACTACGATATTCATTTTTGTAGTACACAGTAGCTATCCCACTTTGATAAATCAACTTAGCGCACTCTATACAAGGTTGATGCGTAACAAACATTGTTGCACCTAATCCACTTTCACTACTTTTAGCTAATTTCGCAACTGCATTGCTTTCCGCATGGAGTACTTCAGCTTTTGTTGTTAGTTTGAAATCAGCGCCGTCGCCCGTGTGTGTCTCACAACAGTTATCCCATCCAGCAGGCATACCGTTATAGCCGATGCTAATAATACGATCATCTTTAACAACAATAGCACCAACTTGCAAGCGTACTGCTGAACTTAGTTTTGCAAAACTTTCAGCAACTTCCATATATGTTGTTATAAATTTAGGTTTCATTTATCATTCTTTCAATAACATTATCAAGTATTCATTCTTTGTGTATATCAACTGCCAACTCCACCCTTTAATAGGTGGACGTCCTGTGTCATCGTACAATATATGCACAATGTGATACTTTGTCAACCATATTCGTTTTTTGTTAAAAGTACTACGTGTAGGCCACCAAGCAAATCGTTCTTCGTGTTGTTCTTGATCTTTCAGCCTACTACCATAGTACCCATGTCCCATCATACCGCCATAGGCGCTTTAATGGTGGGCATTGGATCATAGTCTAAGAGTGCGTATGCGCTTGTCTTAGTAGCCAGTAGTTCGGTTAGTGTTGTAAACTCGGGCAGTTGTAATACAGGTCCTGCTACAGGTGTACGCTCTAGTTGTTGCTTAACTTGCTCTGTGTGATTATTATAGATGTGACAATCGCCGCCGCTCCAAACAAAGTCTCCTACTTCTAAGTTGCATAGCTGTGCTAACATATGTGTAAGCAAACTATACGATGCAATGTTAAAAGGTACGCCTAAAAACATATCTGCACTACGTTGATACAGCTGACAGCTTAGTTTGCCATTTATTACTTTAAACTGTGCAAATGCATGACACGGAGGTAGCGCCATTTTGTCTAGCTTGCTTGGGTTCCAGGCACTTACGATAATACGTCTACTGTTAGGATTGTTTTTAAGTTGGTCTATAACAGATGCAATTTGATCTACGCTATCGCCGTTAAAGTCTCTCCATTGACTGCCGTATACAGGACCAAGCTCTCCGTCTGTATAGCCTAGTGCTACGCCCTGCTGGTTGAAGTTAGCAGTCCAAATAGTATTCTTGTCTCTAAGTTCACTGCGATCTTTTTCAAATAGTATTTCAGCAAGCCTGCGCTCGTCTGTACTGCCTTCTAAGAACCACAGTAGTTCGCTTACAACGCTTTTCCAGGCAAGTCGCTTAGTAGTTACTGCGGGAAAACTATCACGCAAATTAAAGCGCATTTGATAGCCAAACACTGTGCGAGTGCCAACACCTGTTCTGTCACTTACATCTTCACCGTTATCTAGAATGTATTGTAAAGCGTCCAAGTACTGCTTCATGATGTTTTCCGTTTCTTCCAAATTTCAAAAGTGACACCGTCATTTGTATCATCTACCCAGGTGCGTTCAAACAAACTTTCAATCTTCTTTAACGGTAAGAATGTATCACACGCATATTCACCTGGAATACGACTAATATAAAATTCGTCAATAACACCTAGTGTTTGTTCGATAATATTAGGGCCACCTATAACCCAAGTAATAACACCTTCGTTTATATACTCGATATGTTTTACTTCACTGTTTAAATCACCAGTAATATACATGTCTGCACCTGGATAGTCATCTTTACGTGTAGTTACTAGTACATTAGTACGCTTTGGCAAAGGTCTTGGCATGTCAGGATCTTCCCAAGTAGTAGATCCCATTACAACAATATCGTTTACTGTATTACTTTTAAACCATTTAAGGTCTGTGCTATTGTGCGGCCACGGTAGTGTACCGTCTTTGCTTACTCCGCCTGTATCGTCACACGCTAGTATTGCTTTAATCATTTAATTTCCTTCACCTGGATTTATTGAGAGCAAATCTAATTTACCTTCAACACCTGCCCATGCTTTATGATCCTCAATAGGATCTTGTTGTTCTGTTATATTGGGCCAAATTAAACTATACTTTGTATTAATCTCAAGCCATTTTGCTCTATCTGGTTCTTGAATTCCAGTATCAGCAACAATTGCATCCACAGGACACTCTGGCTCACAGACGCCGCAATCAATACATTCATCGGGATTAATAACTAAGAAATTTTCACCTTCGTAAAAACAATCCACCGGACACACTGATACACAATCAGTATGCTTGCATTTGATACAATCCTCAGTTACCAAGTAAGTCATTATAGTCGTCCTAATCTTATAAGCGTAGCTGCTAAGTTAATCTCCGGGTCTGCTACCAATGCATGATCTACCAGCCCTTGTTTAATAATTAGCACAGCTGAGTCTTGTTGCTCTTCGTTTCCGAACAGTTCAATGTTGTCATACAACCAACGATATATCTCGTCCATTTCTTCTAGAAATACTTGACTGCAAATAAGCTTACGTGCTTCTGTAATCTTGCCTGCTTTAAACAAGTCAACCATTTCAAGTTTATAGTCTTGAGTAGAACTATCAGCTTTAACCCTAGTAAGTTTATTTGCTTGTGTGTTTTGCTGTACTGTGTTAATAGTTTTACGCAAATCTGGATAGTATGCCTTTACATAACTATCAAGAGTGTCTAAGTCAAATTCGACTTGTTCTGTGATAAGAATCTCTGCTACTCTTGCTGTAAATTCTGTTTGGTCGATCTTAGCAAAATGCATGTGCTGACAACGACTATGCAGTGCCGGCATAATCTTATTAGGATAGTTACACGTTAGAATAAATCGCACACTGTGACTATATTCTTCCATTAAGTTACGTAGCGCAGGCTGCACACTTTGAATGTTCATATAGTCTGCTTCATCAATAAGAACAATCTTATAATCGCCCCACGGCATAGTCTGACAGAATGTAATAAGTTTGTCAACCCATTCAATCTTACGACCTTCTTTAGAACCGTTTGCAATCAACACGTCTGTGTCTTGTACGTCAAGCTGATTAATAAGAATCTTAGCAATAGTAGTTTTACCAATACCGGCACTACCACTGAGTAATAAATGCGGAATAGTTCCTTCTTTAATCCATGCTTGGATTTGTTCTTTTTGCGAAGAGTCTTTAAACACATAGCCGTTAAGTGTGTCAGGACGGTACGCTTCTACCCATAATTTGTTCATCATTTAATCAACTTACTCCAAGTTTTTAGTTTATTACGCTTACTATCTATTCTAGCATTAATTTCGTCATTTGTCAAGAGGCCACAGTCTACCATTAGTTCAATTAGACACTGTACATCGCCCACTTCTTCAAGTAGCTTAACCCGTTGGTCTTCTGTAATTTCTTCAAGTGTTTCAAATTTACGAATAATCTTACTACAACGCTGCGTAAGCTCTCCACACTCTTCCATAGTAATAACCATTAGCTCTTGTAGCTTATTCATTGTACCTGGCATTATCTTGTGATCCCTAATTCTTTGTATGCAATTTGAATTGCTTTAGATTGGTAGTATGCATCTGCTAATGCATTGTGTAAGTCATTTTGTATCAACTTACGTGGATCATTCTTACAGCAGCCAAAAAGCGTTCTAGAATCCCGTATAATCCAAAAGTTCCACGGAATAGGCATTCCGCCTTGGCGGAACATGTCTTCCATTATGGTATAGTCAAAACCGTATCCCTGTCCCCATAATGTATCAACACCAACAACCCATTTGTTAATTTGACGTAAAGCTTCGTCTACACTAACAGCACCAGTTTGGTCAAACGCCTCTTCCATAATCTTAGGATCTTGTTTAGCCCACCAAGTAATAGTATCATCACTAGAGGTACGCCCTAAACGATCTTGGTCGTCGATACTAATCTTTAAGTATAGTTCTGAATGTGGTTCACTGTCATCTAACGGATTAAATTTTACAGCACCTAAACTAAGTACAGTTGCTTGTGGACAAGTGTCAATAGTTTCTAAGTCGATTGTTGCATGTGTAGCCATAATAAAACTCCTATCAATTTATACATATTATAACGCATAAACTGATAGGAGTCAAGTAGTTTTTAAATTATTCTACAAACTTTGCTAGTTCAGGTGCTTTCCAGCCTTCTGGCTTCAGTACCTTACCATCTTCACGCTTGCGTACTTTGCCTGTTTCTGCATCAATCTTAGCAAAGTTAGTGTTCATTACTTCACGCCATGCTGCTTCGCCATCCCACCCTGCTGCACGAATAGCACCTACAGTTACAACTAGAATGTCAACTAGTGCGTCGAGTTGTTCTACACGATCATTAGCAGCCACAGCTTCTACAAGCTCGCCTACTTCTTCGTCAATAAGACCAAGATACATTTTATAGTTTGCTTCGCTTGCTGGTTGATCACATGCTGTTCCGAATGTGTTTACATCTTCAAATACGTTTGTCATATTATTTTCTAGTTTGCTCCAAAATCTTCTGGTCTAACACTAAAGGATCCTGCATCAGTAGCAGTTCCTGAAATTACGTCTTGTGGCTTTTCTGTTTGCCAAGCACACACACTTTCGCCTTCAACTGTACGAAGTGTTTGTGTTTCGCCGCTGCCGTCTTCTACTTTAAACCCACGTGTCCAACGTCCGTGTTCAACAAGAATCCAATCTCCGACATTGTACTCGTCTTTATTTTCAGGACCTTTAGAATACACTTTGCCCCAACGAGGTTTGACGCCGCGATCCTTGCCATCATCTGACGTAATAATAATTCCGCCAGCTGTAACTTGTTCCCCAAAATTCATATCAGATACTATTACACGATCGTATATAGGTCTGAAGTTACCTTTAGAAATATTCATTATTCACCTTTTTGTATAAAGTTACCGTCTTCGTCTTCTACCCAGTCGTCTGTTGCTGTGTTTGGACTTACACTATCTTTTTTTGTTGTTGTTTTTTTAGCTGGCGCTTTTTTAGTTACTAGTGCCGCTGTTTCTTCTGGTTTTTGAATTACTTCATCTTGAATACTTGCTTGCGAAGCTTCATAGTATTCACGTACTACGTCTTCTCTATTGCGAATAATCTTTCCGCCTTTTCCCAACTCGTCGCCTCGTGCGTTTACACGAGCATTACCAACTGCCGGAGTTAATTCATAACGCTGTCTTAGCATATCCATGTCAACAGTCTTACCGTTAGCACTTCTATAAACTTTACGTCCTGGTTGTTTCATAGCCATTTCTATTCTCCTATTATATACTTACTTATCTCAGGAACTCGGTCCAATCCAGGTCAAACTGGATTGAATCTATTCTGTGTACACCTATTAAGTATAACACATAACTTGCTACACTTGATCCTCTGCCCACACCCCAAACAATGTCGTTCTCACGCATAAAGTCTACAAGATAGCACATATAACGCAACAGTGGTATCATACCACGTTCAGTAAATGCTTGTAGTTCTTCTCGAACTCGGTCTCGTTGTTCGTAAGTAAGTTCTCTATTGTTTAAAAAACGTACTACATCAAGCTCTTTATATTCATCAGGCATAAACCATTCACTTTGTAATGCACCGTCAAAAGTCTTTTGATCTACATCTAGCGGAATATAAGTTGTAAGTTCGGGGAGATATTGCTCACGCATTACTGCGTTAAACTTGTCTATGTCATCTGAAGGGTTGCATAATACAACATGACACTTGTCAACATGACCGCTATAGATCATATCAACAAGGTCTTTGTTTGTAAATCGTGGGATACCGAGTTCGTCTGTTTTCATAAGCATACACTTATTTTAACTTATATTGATTAAACTGTCAAGTCCTGAATCAAGATCTTTTTGACTTTCTGCCCATTTTCTAGCTTGTCGGTCTTTACTTTCAAACTGGTGTGCTTCTAATTGTGATGCAATTTGTTGCTGTACATGAGGATTAGAAGTCTTCCAGTATTTCGATGTAAGATCAGAAATACGACTTTCTAGCTCAGCATCAGTTAGCCCGTATATTCTTCCAAACGGATCATCCATTAGAGACTAAATTGTCCTTTATAGTCAAGATACACATTTTGTCCGCCGTTATATGTCCATGCTTCGATCAAAGTTTCTGTTGTTGCACTATTGATTACAAAATCACCTGCGGTTAAGAACGCTGTAAATGCTGCTGAATATTTAAATGTACCAGCATTTTCTGTAGACCAAATTACAGTTCTAGCATCTCCAGCATTAGACGTTAGCTGTAACGCCATTTTGCCGTAACCAGTATCTGGCCAGTTTGAAAGTGTTAATGTCACGTTACTTAAAGAACCAGTGTCATATGTTAACTCCATTGCTTGATAGTGTCCACGATTGTATTCAATTGGTGAATTTGTTTGTACAGTACCAACACTGTTAAATCCAAACTGTGCTTGATTTAGTTCAACTTGTTGAATCTTGTTAAAATTCATTAAGTTGTCAACATTATTTTTAACAGTACTAAGTTGTAATGCACTTACTTCGTCTTTTGCAGATTCGAAACTATTTCTAATAGTTCCAAAGTTATCTCGAAATCCTTGTGAGTCGTTATCAACGCCAGCAATCGGAAATGCTTCGTTAATGTCTTGATAGTTAATATTGCTTGCCATTGTTTATTTCTCCATTAGTATTTATATTGACTTATTATTCTTAGGCCAAACTATGAACTGTGTATTACTATTACCTAGTGTAGCATCAATAACATATCTATCTACAAAGTAGTTAAAGTTTGAGAATTCAAAGTCCGAACTAGCTATGTAGTTGTTAACTTTTAATAATAGTTGTTGTCCTGTTCCAGGTTTTGCATATGCTATCGGAACAGCTCTTACATAGCCTGGTTGTTTTCCTGTTGCAGTCTGTCTAGTTTTCATCCATAGTGGTAAGAATCTATTGTCTGTTAGACCTACAGTTTGTATTCTATTTCTCATATTAGTAATTGTACTAATATGTTTTTTATTAGGAGCATCAGGATTAACATCACTGTCAACAGTTAACGGTTGTTCGTTTGCTCTAAAGAATGCCGGATCTTGTCTGTTGTATAAAGCATCTTCAGGATCAATTATGCCCTTAATAAAGTCTGCACCAGTTTGATCAGCAGTTATCGGTTTGCTAGGAGTTTTTAAAATTACAGTTTCAGCAGCTGAAACTAAATCTTCTAGGTTGCCAGTGCTAAATTTTTCATATGGATCTAGTAATTCTAAATATAATACTTCGTATGTGACATCGTCTTGAGCAGCTTCTCTAGCTTCTGCAACTTTAAGATTACCTAATAGTAGTGATCTAGGTTTATGACCAAACGCCGTTACTGCTGCAAACTCTCCATATCCCTTAGCTTCAATGCCTGAATATATTAAGCTTGTTAGATTTCTTTGAATTCCAAAATTTTCATCATATGGTCTGTAGATAATATCAGTACTAAACACATTAGAATTACTAATAAATTCTGACCATTCTTTTTTCTTAGCTGGTGCTAGTAGCGGTCGTATGTACAAATTACTATATGCACGATCTGCTAATGGTGTTATGTTAATTGTGAATTTTCTCTGTACAGCATTAATAGTAAATTTATCTCTAGCTTCAATAGTAAATGTATAACTTCTATCTAGTGTAGTTGCTGTATTATCTAAAGTTAAGAATCCGTTATCAAAAATAGTAATACCTAACTCGTCATTTGAACTAAACTGTCTAACCTTGCCAATAATTTCACCGTCTTCGATTAACGACAATCCATATGGTAGTTTGCCACTAACTAGCTTGTATACAACACTTGTTCCTGGGAACGTACTTTTAGCAACAACGTTAGCAGTACTAACACTGTTAGCTGCAATGTTTCCTAGGTCGGATGGTGTAATCCAACTAATAGCACCATCAGCTTCACCTTGTACTCTAAGTGTAAACTGCTTCCTTTCAGAAATATATTCATCATTACTTAATTCTAGTACTGTTGTACTAAATGCAAATGACATCTGATCAGTTGAAGGATTTGGATTAGCAAATTCTAATGCTTGTCCAAATGTCACTCTAACATAATTAACAGAATTTTGTTCAATTTCTTCCACTGCAATAACTTCAATGTTTTTACGCTTTACCGGATCGTATATTGTCGAACCAACAGTATCTAATAGGCTTACACTTTTAGTAGGATCAAATAATACTTGCGTGTCGCCAACAGCAAATGCGCTTGCAACATAACCATAAGATACTTCTACGTCTGCTACATTGGGATTGTACCTAGTTGCTCGTATTGTAAAGTTAAACTCTCTAGTTACTTCTGGTTGGTATGGATATCTTCCTGCAACTTCGCCGGTGATATAATCAAGAGTAAGTCCAGTTGGTAATATACTCGGAGAGCCGTCAACGTTAACTGGTTCTAATTGATAATCAATCGGACCAATAATAGTGTTAGGATCAAATACATCTATCACAAGTGTAATAAAGCTACCTGCACGTTTCACACCGAGGTTACTAGGTGTTGTGAATATAGGTTTACGCACAAATGTCATATCTGCTGTAAATATTTCCTGGTCCGAGTTTGAACTTACGTTATCAGCTCTTGCGGCATCGTCTCCAACAACAAAGATTTTAAACTGGCGCCTTGCAATACTATCACCGTCATTAACACTTACTATAAACTCGTAGAATCTGTTTGCTTTGCGAGGTGATCTAGTTGCATCTGCTTCGTCATAACCAATGTTATCATATAAAAAGCTATCATAACCGCTTTGAGATCTTATAGCATAATCATAAGGATTATAATCATATCGATCAGACCCGTAGCCTCCGCCTGTAACTGCATTATAGTCTAAAGGAATAACAGGATCAGTAAATCCAAAAATTCGTCCTTCACTAGTTAGGGTTAATCCAGGAGGAAGTTCTCCGCTATCGTCTCCAATAAAGAATTCAAGTTCTTGTCCTGCTGCAATATCGTCGTCTGTTGCTAATAAATTAATATCAACAAAGTCGCCATCTAGAACAAAAAATGTATTGTTCGATCCAACTGCAAGATTGCCTTCAGCAGTTAACCAGACAGGATCATCAGGCCCTTCAACAGTTAATTTAAAAGTTCTATCTTCAACAACTTGATCAGAATTGTATTTCGCTCTAATAACAAAATCATAATCAGTAGTATTAGCAATTTCTAAAGGTGTACCTCGCAGACGTTGTCTGTCTATTCTTAACCCTAGCGGTAACTCTCCACTAATGACATTAAATGTAACATCATTTAATCCTTCTCTAATACCAGTACCGTTATCTAGTAGCGGCTCACCGTAAAACTGTTTGCCTATTAAATAAGGATACGTGCTAACTGCCGGGGCATCGGTTTCTACACTTGCAAAGTATGCATATGTTCCTGCAGGATATTCTGGAGTTACACAGAATCTTCCGTTGTGTATATCAAGCGTTCCACTATTCTCTATCCACGCCCAGTCTTCTTCGTAATAACCGTCTCGAGTATCACCATTTTGTCTGTTGTCAGATCTAACAGAATAACCCGAAGTCATAAATTTAGGATAACTGTTAGCGTCTAATGGATCACTATATCCCAAGCTTCCGTATATTGGATATCCGTCTAATGCATAACCTATAATCGGACTATGCTGTACTCCGGAAATATAATTAATCCAATCTCTTTCAAATGTATTAACAAACTCGGTATTTTCACGATCAAATACTGACACATTATTAGTAGTTTTAGGTACTTCGACATCGCCGCTTCGAGTGCCTACTGTAAATGTATTTACTGCACTGTTTACTGCAAAGCCGTATTTAGAATCTCTTGCATATGTTACTATTCTATTTGAGTTTACTATTAAACTGCCAGGTGATTGTAAATTACTAACCCAAAAATCATTATTATACGATACTATTTGATTAATAGAATAACTTATACTATCATCATATAGTTCTTTATAATTAGTAGGTTTGAAATATAATAATTGAGGATCTTTTAGATAATGGTAATCGCCAAGCACAGAAGGCGGTCCTGAACCATCAACTACTACTGCTCCATTTTGTATACTTAATACAGAGTTACGAGTTAATGCCTCGCCTTCAACATTATCTATCTTACTAGATTTATGATTATATATAGGGACGCCGTTTGATGCAATTCCTACTGGACCAACTGGAGTGTCTACTTTAGTTATAGCTACAGCTGGTTCTATTGGCAATGTAAATAACCAATTCTGGATATCTACTGAAAAGCTATTTTGTGGATTTGGATATGGACCAAATGCATGCTCCGGTATTCCTATTGAACTTATATAAAATCTAGTATTATCAAAATCAGTAAATGTACTATCGCCGCCAAATGCTGAAGTTTGTAGAACAGTTGTATTCGAACCAAGGTTAACCGGTAACAGAATATCAAATGTATCACCTTCGGTTATTTCTACATTAAATTCTGTCCAGTAATCTAAATTTCTAGGAAGTATGCTTTGTCCGCCAACTAACGGATTATCTTTTATTGCACGAAATGTTGTTCCGTTGAATGATACAACATCATTTATGTTATATGCTGTAAGAAAATCATAATCAGAACCTAATAATATTGTTCCAAGATTAAAATTTGATTGTTGCTTCCAAATGCTCGTAGCCATTAGATTCCTACCTACCCTTTGTAGTATTTAGCTTGTGATTATTATTGAGGGCCAGTTGGATTTTGCTGATCATTTCTTAACGCGAAGCCGCCACCGTTTATTACTCTAGCTGTTCCTGTCATAAAGTTCTGCATTGCTTTATTATAAGGATTAAATAGGTATCGGTTAGGGCCACCTAACAAGCTAGTTGCATCAGTATAGTCATTAGTTAATCCAGTGTCATTAAGTTGATCAGTTTTAGAATTTGCAATTAACCAAGCAGATACTTGTGCAGGTGTTTTTGCTGGATATGCTTGCAAGTACAATGCTGCTACTCCTGCAACCTGCGGAGATGCCATTGACGTTCCGCTAATGCTCATAGATTTATATGCTTCGTTAAGTGGATACGCTACTGGAGTAGCACCAAATTTATTAGTAACAGACGTTGTACTCATAATTCCTGTGCCAGGCGCTAGTATGTTTACACCTGGGCCATGTTCACTAGATGCTGCACGAACTTCGCCGCCAGTAACGTTATCATCAATATTTCCCACTACCATAGCACGAGTACTAAATGGTGACCCGCCTCTATGATAATATATATCAGAACCGCCACTTGTGTAAAAATTATCGTAGTCTACGCCACCATCGACGTCAATTTTTTGATATGAGTTGCCAGCAGCAATACATACAATGATTCCTGCATCAATCATTTCTTCTACATCTGCATCAACAGATGCCACTCGTACTACATGCCTATAGCCTGAAACAGATACTTGTGCGCCTACCATGCCTCTAGCTGTATCTCTAGTAGTTCCTGTCCAAGCAACGCCGCGATACTCTCCAGCTGTAATGTTACTAAACACTCTGCCGTAACCCCAGCTCATGTTAACAATAGTAGGACGTTTGGAACCAGTTAGCTCATCTACAGGTTTATTATTATGCCAACCTGTAATAACATCAAAACAATCAGTTGTAGGAATACCAGTTCCAGTATCGCCTGGTCCTTCAAGTCCGCCAACCTTTACGCTAAAGATTTGTGAGTTCTTTGCCCATCCATAGTTTTTACCTGCTGCAATACCTGCACAGTGTGTACCATGTCCATCGTAGTCTCTATAATGGTTAGCGTTTTGTACTCCAGACAATCCGCTGCGACTATACCAGTCAATTAGTTCTACTCTTGATTGTCCGTTTGCATTATTAAATTCAGGATGTGAATATTCTATTCCACTATCTTGTATAACTATATCCACTCCACTACCGTCAAGATTATAAGTGTGATTAGCACCAGCTGGAACTGCTGTGGTTGTATAAGGATTAGCTGCTCTATCACAACGTAGTAGTCCCCAATTTACTCTAGTAGCATCAACAGTTGAACCTGTACGATCCATTGTTGTGCCAGCTTGTGTTGCGTACTGTACCATTTCAATATCGTCACGCTGGTCTGGCGGAATCTCTACTGCTGTAACACGACTGTCGCTACTTAGTGCTGTTGCTTCAGCGTCTGTTAATGAGTAGTGTGTATTTCGTGTACTTAATGGTCTTGCATTAGTAACTTCAACAGTACGTTGCGGAATATCTCCTGCACCAGTTGATGCAATCATCTCTGCATTAAATGCTTCATAATCTACACCCTTATTAAGGGTTACGATATATTCTCTTTCAGACATTATATTTTTCCTATTAAGCTACTGTTATTGTTCCGTACATTGCGCCACCGTGATTAGTACATACATAGTAAAGTGATGTCGGAGCATCCATAGGAACAGTCCAAACATAAGTACCTTGTATACTACCACTTGTTCCTGTAGTATACAACGCACCTGATGAATATCCCGATACACCTGGATCACTTGTTTGTAAGTTAAACGGATGTGATGCACCATTTGCAGTGTTATCAAATACATATGTATGTCCACGATATACTGTAAAGTTTGGATCGTTTACTGTTCCTGTAAATCCTGGGCCAGTAAACGTAAAGTCTGTTGTGCCGTTAGCGCCAAGTGTCCAGCCAATAGTTGGACTCAACATAGGCATCCACATACCTGCTGTATATACATGCGGTTGTGGTAATGTAGCATCTTCAACAAATGCAGTATCACCACTTGCTGGTGTAAAGTCTGTACCTAGTCCGCTGAGCGTATACTGTGCTAGAGTAAATAAGCCGTCGGTTATCTTAACTTGGCCGTTTGGTACACTTATTTCTAAGTTTGTATCTGATTCTAAACGTGGAACGCCTGCACCTGATGTTGTAATATTTGTTGCATCAAGTTCGTCAACTGACAAACGTCCGTCAACTGTAACATCACTTACAAATGTAGTAATATTATCAATTGTAATACTTGAACTATCTGTAGTTCCAATGTTAGTACCAGCAATATCTAATCCACTGATTGTAACAGTGCCGCCTGCAAGATTTTGTAGAGCAACAGTTCCAATTCCTGCATTAATTGCAACATTTCCATTAACTGATGCTATTGCAATCCCTTGTCCAGAAGTTTCTTCTTGAATGTCTGACACTTTAATTGCGTTAGCAAATGTTGTTTCTGCTGCACTAACAGTTGTGTTTACTGTTGGGTCAAAGAACTTACCGTCTACATATTGTTTAGTTGTAGCATGAAGTGCTGTTGTTGGATCGCCTGACAATGTAAGTGCGCCAAGCATCGGAATTGCTCCACTTGTTGGAAGCTTAGTGTTATCTTCAACAGAAATGTTTGCACTACCGTCGAATCCAACGCCGTTAATTGTTCTTGGAGTTGATAGGGTATCTGCTGTTGTGGCTGCAATGCTACCTGTAGCAGTTAAGTTGCCGCCAACAGTTAAGTCACCTGTTACTGTCGCGCCCAGTGTCGTTGTACCAGCAAATGTTGCTCCACTAAAGTCAACTGAACCTGTTACTACAATACCATTTGTATCTGTTACTGTTGTTCCTGACCCATTGTCTATTAAACTTAGACCTTGTCCTGCTAATGTAAGTGAACCTGCTGTAGCTGTTACTGTTGTGCCAGTTGCGCCTGTGATACCTACTGTTGATGCACTATTAATAGTAGTTGATACTACAGTTCCAAATGTACCAGTTGTTGCTTCTACTGTTTTTGCATCTGCATCAACCATTACTAATGCTTCGTCGTTTGATGTAACTGATCCAACCATGTCGCCGTCTACATCACCAACTAAAAGACCTTGTAATTCACCAAAGAAGGTAGCAGCCCCTTGGGCATTAAGTTGTCCGTCAATAATTACTGTAGTGCCATTATTTGCATAACCAGCATCTAAAGTTACATTACCTGTTAAATTACCAGTTACGTTACCTGTTACATTCCCTAATAGGGCAGCTGATACTGTTCCGGAGATTGCAGAAGCGTTAATTGAACTATTTAAATAATCAACTAGTACAGTACTATCTTCACCTATAACATTACCAAATAATCCGCCGTCGGCTGGTGTGTTAATAGTTACTGCGTTTACTGTACTAAAATTGCCTGTAACTGCTGTAACTGCTAACCAAGCTGCATCTCCAGCACCTAAATTATATGTACTACCAGTTTCTGGAACTATATTACTTGTAACTCCAGCAGCAAAAGAAACTGTATCGCCGCCGCCGCCGTCACCAATATTAACATTGCCTGATGCTGTAATTGTTCCGGTAATATTAATATTACCTGTGCCAACAATATCGTTTCCTCTCAGATGTAAATTTCCGTCTAAGAACGGATCATTCAGTGCAGCTTGTGCTTCTGAATAAAATGGATCACTTGGCGGAACAGATAACCCTGCTACAACGCCTCCACCTGATGCCGGGTTTCCACCAGCTGTAGTTCCATCACCAACAAAAATTTGCTTATTGTCAGTAGTATATACAAGTTCCCCAACTTGAGGAGTGTACAAAAGCCTATCAGCTTCTAAACCTCTTTTTAATTTTAGTGCCATTTTGATTCATCTCCGTTTGGTAATGGTAATATTAACATTAGTATTTATTTCTTTCTTAAGATCCGCTGTAACTACCAAATATTCCAAAGTCAGGACCAGCCACATCTGGTTGATTAATTTGTCCTTGATCTAAGTCAATTTGTGATAGTAAATATGGTATAACTGTATCAAACGATCCGTTTATAGGGCCAAAGTCAAAACTAGTTAAAGCCGATTCTATTGTTCGTATATCTATTTCGTGTACAAGACCTGTTACGTTTCCAGTTACGTTTCCAGTCAGCTCACCAATATCTGCAACTGTTGCAGTTACTTCGCCAAGAACATTGATATTACCAGATCCGGTAATATTATTTCCGTTTAGATCTAAGTTAGCACCTAGTTGCGGATTTGTATCTTGCGAAAGGCTTGTAGCATTACTATTAATAGTAACTACATTATCTGTAACTGTTGTGGTAATATTTGTACCACCTGCTATAGTTAATGTATCAGATCCAACTTGTATTATGTCTGTTGCAGTGCCGTCTGATATTGTTAAGTCTCCTGCACTAGTTGCAGTTACAATAATTGTGTCTCCGGTACCGTCTAATCCTATTCCGGATCCTGCTTCTATCTTTTTAAACTGAAACTCGCCGTCTAGTTTTTGTTTAAACAGTCCTTCTCCGTTAGATCCTACATTTAGGGCTGTGTTATCCAGCCCTAAATTATCTTCAAGAAAAACAAAGTTTTCGTTTATTTTTGCAAAAGCAGATCTGATATCGTCGCCAGTTCCGTCGTTAGCAATAAACCCAATGTTGATTTGTCTAATAGCCATTTGTACTCCTTATTAGTATTTATCAGTACCTTACAATCTACCGACTGCTACTTCGATAATGCCTTTATTATCATCTGCTTTATGTGTTAATGACTTGCCAATTACAGATCCTGTTTTTGGATCATTATCAACAATTGCATAACCTGGCATTGCACTTGCAACTAACATGTCACCTTTGCGTACTGCGCCAAGCACCTTACAAGGTACACGCCCTTGTAGTGCTAATTCTACAACATGTTCACCAACACATTCTTTGTTCATTGAGTATGCTGGATTTGTTGAAACAACGCCAGCCATTCTGCGATCACCTTTAGTATTAGTAACTGTTACTTCTTCATCGCCACCAAATACTAATACTGTGCCTGGTTCATAACTCATGTCTGCTGCATAACGTTCTGCCAAATCCGCATATGTAGCGTCCATTCTAGAACCTGAACTTAAACTCCAGTCTCCGGTAATAGTACCTGCTGTGCTAGATGCACCTGTTGTTAGTGCTGATGTTGTTACAGTAGTTCCGTAAACATTGTTCCAACGTGTTGCATTAACGCCTAGTGTGCCAGTACCATTTGGAATGATCGATGTATTAACTTTACCATTAATAGACACAGTATCATTACCATTGCTACCTAGTGTAGTATCACCATCAACTTGTAAGTTACCTGTAATACTTGCACTTGATAATGCTGCTGCTGCAAAGTTTACATTGCCAACTGACCCACTGACAACTTCACCACTGATAGCTGCATCAGGAATAAACTTAAACTGACTTGCACTATCGTCATAACCAAAGAAGCCTAGTTTTGCTGCTGAGCCGTTGTGCCAACGATATAGTATACCTCTATCTTTATTATCATCTGTCCCTGGTGCCGAATCACCACCTAGTGTAAAGATCGGATCATCAATTGTTACGACAGTTGAATTAACTGTAGTTGTTGTTCCGTCAACTGTAAGGTTTCCTGCAACTACTAAATTGTCATCAATCTTAACACCATAGTTACCTAGCGTTCCACTGTCAGCTGTGTCCTGTGATCTAATTACTAGTGTGTTTGCACTTGCACTTGTAATTAAGTCTGAACTTAAACGTAAGTCTCCTGCATCAACGCTTACTGCGTCAACTTTACCGTCAGCGCCTGTTATATTAACAGTTACATTGCTGCCGTTAGTTGCCTGTAACGTAGTACCTGTTAATGTGTTAATATTATACAAGTTACCATCGTTTGCACTAAGCACTACGTTATTGTCAAAGTCACGCACATCTAGTCTATGCGGATCGGCAACAGTGCCGTCGCCGCCTCTTTCCACAACAGTCTGACTAGAAATTCTATATGCAACTGCATTTACACGACCGCTACTATCAGTTTTAACAATGTGTGCTGTAGCTGCTGCCTGTCCGTCATCAATAATTTCAATTCCGTAAGTTGCATCAGCTGGCTCACCTTTAACAAGACCTGCATCATTTGAAGCTGCTGTGTGAGCTGTTCTTGAAACAAGACCTAGTGTTGTTCCACCCACATCTGAGTGACGAAGACCGCCACCTTGATCTACTACAGTACCAAATGTTATCGGAAGCACTGCACCGTCTGTTGTCGAAGTTCCACTTCTCCCTAATACTGTATCAGTTGGAACCCATTGCATATGACTTGGCGCTAGACCGTCAGTAGTACTAGTAGCAGTTTTGTATTGTACCCAGCCACGAACATCAACATCAAAGTGAACTGAACTATAAATGCTCAGTCCCAACTGCGCTTGTACTTGACGACTTGTACCAGTTGGAGTTGCTGCTATTGTTTGTCCAATATTCATTAACAATTTACTTTGTAGAATATCAGCATCTGTGTTTACATCAGAGTTTAAAATAACGTTGTCAGTAATTTCCCAAATGCTTGTACCACCGAAGTAAATTTCAAGTACTGGCATTGCTGCTGCTGGATTTGAAATTGATACTGGAGTTACTAGTACATTGTCGAATGGGAACGGTGGTTGGTCATATGCTCCTTCAAAGCCCGATACAATACTTACTGCCAATGCACTTCCGTTTACATCAACTTGATCAATTTGTATACGAGTTGGCGGATATATATTTCCTTCTGGATCGTTAGTACGAACACCGCCGCTTATTTCTAATATATCTCCAACATTTAAATCTGCACCTGAATTACCTAATTTAGTGTCAATAGTTCTTGCTGTAAATTTAAACGAGTTGAATACATCACCTGTTTGGTTAGTACCGAACGCAATCGGAAATGCTTCTTCCCCAGCAAACAAGTTTACTTGTGCTGTTGCTACACTAGTGTCTGGATTTGTAATTGTTATGCTATCACCAGGCTGTGGCAATAATAGTACATTTCCTGGTAAGAATCTAATACGCGGATTTGAACCTGCAACATCTAACAATTGTGCAAATACACCAGTTGCTCCACTTGGACTAAATGCTATAGTTGCACCTGCAATCGGACTGCCTGATAAGTAGAATGTGTCAATTGGTACTTCGTATATACCACTAAACGTAAGCGTGTCGCCGTCTGCTGATGTTAATGACTCAACATCATACAAGTTACTTAATTGTTGTGCAACACGTACTTTACCATCAACGTAAGTCTTAGTTGTAGCATCTTGATCGTTAATCGGATTTCGTAAATTAATAACAGTAAACGAATCAGTAAAGTTAACATCACCTTCTAGTGGTGTTGAACCGTTTAATGAAACGTAACCTGGTCCAATTCTTTGATTAGATACAATACGTCCTGATCCTGAGCCTAGGTCACCGTGTACGATTCCTAAACGCTTATCAATATACTGCCTTGCTGCAAATTCTGTTGGAACTGCATCTGGTGCGTTGTCTGTAAACTCTTCGTCAACGGAGAATTCTTTAACTTCAACACCTCTACTAAACTGCAATCCGTTAACGTTGGATAGTGCAAGTCTAGCGTTAAATGTAATTTCACCAGTTCCTTGATCGATCTTAAAGAACTCACCAACACGGAAGTTACCATCTTGGTCTGTACTTGTGTAGAATGCGCGACCACCTTCTGACTCGTCTGTTTCTCTAGTAAACGATGGTTGCTTTGGTTCACCGTAAATAGCATTTGGATAGTTAGTAGTGTTATAAGAACCTGTACCAACGTCTGCAAAATCGTGGTTTGTAGCACGTAGGTTTGAAATGCGTTTTGTAATCTTAGCACGTTCACCTAAAGCTAGGCCTGCAACTAATGTTGTACGCTCGTCTACATCTGCACTTATTCTATGAACAGGTAAGTTAATTCCTGTAGTTGGGGATGTAGTTAGATCGTTATCATAATCATTATTGTTAATAACAACATATGGGAAGTTAGTAACATCTGAACTATCTTCGCCTGTACCAGTATAATAGTTGTTAACTTTATGCAGTTCGCCGTTCCAGGCAAATACCATTAGTCCACGCTTTAGACGATCAATATCTCTAGTACTTAATGTTTCAGCTTGAATAGCAATCTTAACATCGCCTGCTTTTGCACCGTAAGTACGAGTGTTAATTATTAGATCAGTTGTTAGTGCATTTGTGTTATCTACTTGAAGCTTGATAAAGTTAAACGAACTTTGTAGAGTAATTTGCGCACTGCTTGATCCAACTGCGCTTCCTAGTGAATCATTAGATGCATAGTCAATAGTATTATAACCAACATCAGTTTCATCGAAGCTTAGTGCGTTTGCCTTTTTAACTGGGCGCGGTGATGCAACATCATTGAATACAAAGTTTCTAATAGATCTAATAGTAATAACTTCGTCATTAGTAAGCGAGTGTGCAAGTCCAAATTGTTCTGCACCCTCTGTTCCTGTGCCGCCGAAGTTAATTTTTAGAATTGCAGCATTTCTAACTGCGCCAACTGCCGAGTTACCAGTAGCAGCAATACTATTAATTTCATAATACTTTACATCTCTTACAAATGTAATGTCAAATGTAGCTGCACCGGTATTACATGCTAGTCCTGTTATTGCACTAGTGTCATTTACCCATGTTCCGATACTAGTTGCGTTACCACTGATTATTGCAGCAGTTACAACTTCGCCACTTCCGCCAACTGCTGTAATTTGCACTTGTACTGGAGTAGTAGTATTTGAACCACCTGGTAATGTAATAGTAACAACTTGTCCTGCTGTATACCCTGTGCCTGCTGCATTAATAGTAACAAGTCTAGGTATAAGTGCTTGAGAGTGTCTTACTTCAATAATCGAATACTGCGGAGGTACTTCAGCATAATCATATATGTACATTGCTTGTTCACCACTTGCACTAACTTGTGCAGTTTTTGCAACCTGGATCATATCATCACGCAGTCTTACACCATCTGGAATTTCGTCTGGATCAACTCCTGTTGAAACTAGGCCCCAGTCACCGTAAATACTCGAACCGTTAAGTGAACGTATTTCGCCACCTTTGTCAGTCATGTATGATCTGTGAGCATAGTAAGTAAACACAGATACAAGTTCACAAATTGCATTGTTTGTTACATAAACACCATATGCTAAGTCGTTAACTTGTGTAAAGTCGTTTGCTAGGATGGATCTGTTACCAGCTGTTTCTAAATTAATTTGTGCAGCAACATTAGTATCTGCTGCTGTTCTGTCGCCGACTATACTATAAGACGCTTCAAATGGTGCTTGGTCTTCACCATTGGAAATAATATCAACAATAATATCAATGTTAGCATCCACAAGAGTATATGCGCCAGCTTCTTGTTGTATTGATCCATCTAATGTCTGTGTTGCTAATGAATACTTTGTACCAAATCCTGGATCACCTACTGTATTTTGTGCAAGTACCCAGTTTGCAAGTGTACTAATATAATTAATGCCTGCAACAGTTTCTGTTAACTGAGTTGTAATTGCTATTTGCGCACTTACATTAGTGTAGTAAGATAGGCCTGCTTCAACTGACTTTTGATAACTCTCATTATCGAGGTCTTCGATCAATGCATCAACAATATATCCAGTATCACGTCTACATAATGATGCACTATATACTAGTGACGGATATGTAGCATTAATAAATCCAATTACTTCGTCTTGGATAAATTCTTTATTAAGTGTTAGTAATGATTTTGCATTTGGATTTTGATCATTAGCTATTCCTTGTACAATTCCAGCATTAACAAACGGAGTGTTTATATCAAAAACAAGTGTACAATCACCAGTTACACTGTTTTGGTTAATGATATCGTTAATTTGATAACGCTTACCATTTTTAACAATAATAGTCGGCAATGAAGGGAAACGTTTAAATGTTCCGCCTCTAACGTCACGTATTCTTGCAGCAACATTAGTTGAAGTGTTACCAACGCCTTGTGGGTTGCCTGCACCTGCATCATACAAGTAACCTTCTAGATTACTTACTTTACCGTCAATAAGTATGCCGCCAGCAAATCTAACAGTATCGCCTAAAGAGCGAGTAAACGAGGCAGCTGTTTGTGTATATGGTGATTTAGTTTGTATCTGTCCAGCTGGATCAAGAACTTCCATAAATCCACCGTGATCTTGACAAGTGAATCCACTAATAAATGTTGCGTTGTTCATTAACAACACATCCATGTCTCTGTTGTTTAGCGCAGTACTATTAATATTTTCTGGGTCTGTTAGATAATGATAACCAAATTCAACAGCATCAATAATACTAATATATGTACTCAAGTCAGTTACTACTTCACTGTCTCCTGCGTAGTCAGTGTAAGCTCTAACATTATAATCTGGTCCGATTATAAATTCACCTTGACAGTTTGATAGTGCAAACGAATTAGATGTATCAGATGTTATAACAACACCTCTTGCTCCAGTTAAGTCTTGTATTATAACTTGCCCGGCTGTTAGTGTTTCAACTGTATTAAAAGTTATGTATTGTTTCTTTGCACCAGCATTGCCGTCGTATGCTCTGTCTCTACGGAAATATGTTTTTGCCCAAGGTGATTTTGAAATACTATCTTTAGGACGTAGAATAACACGTCTAAAGTGATCGCCACTAACAGATACGTTTTCTGCCATTCTAATCGGATACTCTTCTTCGTATTGTCCTGATTCAATTAGTAGTGTAATTTGTATGTCTTTAACTGCGTTACCAAACTCAACTTCGTCTGCTGATGTAAAGTTTACTTCTGGTGTCAACAATTCATATCTAATAATATCACTTAGTGCAGGTGAACTACGCTGTGTGTAGTTTAAGATTTTACCACGTACATCTCTTCCAGTAATTAATCTAGTTGTAATAATTTTTCCTGGGATGATATTGTTATTGTTGAAATCTGCGTCATCAGTATTGTCGCCAGCTTGATCGATACCAGTGCCTTTGTGATCTAGTTGTATGTCAAACACATTAGGTTGACCAACAACTGCCTGTGGCGGTATAACTACCTTAGCAGAATAATCTGATCCGTTATATGTAATAACTTGACGATAGGGTCCAGTCATTGCTTTAATACCTGGACGTGCTGTTGTATCAAACGGAATAACAAAGTCACGTGCAGGATCCATGTCAAAGCGATCAAAGTCTTCTAGTGTAACACTTGCATCGCCGTAAATAATACGTTCTGCATAACGTGCTGCATGTCCTACAGTTTTAAATGCGTTAGCAAATGATCGACCAACACTGTCGGCCGGCACGTTGATCATATTATCATCGCCGCTATTCCAGCTAACAAATAAGTTCACTTTAGAATTTGGTGCAGTTTGATCAACATAATACTTTGTTGCTGCTAATAAATCTTGTGCATAAACGTCTGTCGCGTATGTATTTAGAGCGCCAGCTACACTAGCTGTAATTGTATCTAATGGACTCATACTCCAAACAGCTTGATTGTCACCAGTTAGCTCTACTGTTTGACTGTTAGTCACTGGAAGTTTAACTACTCCGATTGCACCAGTATTAAGTTGGATAAGATTCTCTCCAGCTGCTACTGTTATAGGGTCGTTAAGTACAAGAGTATATCCGTTCGGAGCACCGTCGCCAAATAACTCACCAGGGTGATCAGCTAATTGTAACTGACCTGTCATTGAGTCTCCGGATCTAAGTAATGCACCTTGACGCTGAACAGCTTCATCTGCATTATATAATCCTCTTAAAGATTTATCATATTCTGCATCTTGTAAGTAAATAGTTCCTACAGCGTTAAATCCGTTTACATAATTAGATTGTCCTTTTTTAGCAGCTGATCTTGTTGTGTAAAGAACTACGTCATCTTCTTCAAGAAACACTTCTTCAGCACTAGAGTTATATACTGTTAGTAAACTTACTGCGATATTAACCCAAGTTGCGCCGCCATCAGATGATGATTCAAGTGTGCCTGCACTTATACTAAAGTCTCCAGCAATATCTCTAAGATACACTGATGCGCTGTTTGTAACTGTTTGTGCTACTACACCGGTTGCCCCGCTTGCTGCCTGACGTATTTGTAATCCTCTAGCAAGTGTAACTACACTAGTTACAGAAAATTCAAATGCTGTATAACGAGGAACTCTCATATAATACGTTAGTGCATTATTGTAGCCTTCTGCTGAACCTATAAGCTTAACTGCTTTACCATCTGTGGCTGTAGTAAATCCATGATCAGTAATATGTATTACGCCGGCTGCTAGATTAGAAATTGTATAAATTGGTGCTACTGTAGGCTGATCTCTTAAACCTAGTTCGCCTACCATTTTTGCTTGACCTTGTTCAATGTAGGAAGAGTCAGCTAATCCTTTGTCAATAACAATGTCCGCAGGAGTATATGTAGTGTTGTATAAAGCGTTAACACGATTTAGCATACGTTCGCTAGTATCTATACCAACAATGCCGTTCTCAAAACCTTGTCCGCTCCTACCGTGTAGTGTGCCGCCTAGTTCTGGAGTATTATCAAGTACAATAGTAGCAGTAGTGTTTTCAATAAGAATAGATCCTAGTTCAGCATCAAAGTTTACGTTAATGCCTGAGCCAGCTCTTCCTGCTAGTGTTTTAAACTGTAGTACTTCAGTTCCTGCTACAGAAGTAACAACTGGAACTTTGTTTAATTGTCCAGCCATTGACTCTGGAGTATCAGCTAGGTCAACAAACCCAATAGCGCCGCCTTGTCCTAAGAATCCATAAATCTCGTTAAAGTTTTGGTTAACTTTGTTAAATGATTCACGTAGGCTGTCACCTGTTCCGTCATTACCTTCAACACCAATATTAATCTCACGTCTTGCCATCTTATTTTTTGCTCCGTTAAATAGCTGAACTTGCTAGATCAGGTATTCCTGCTAGCTTGTCCATATCAAAGTTTACACTTACACCACAACCACATGATGATTGTGCGTTAGGATTTCTAATTTCAAAGTTTGAACCTACAATAGTTTTTACATAGTCTACTTCTGTTCCAATTAAGAACATTATACTAGCTGCACTAATTGAAAAGTTACCCGTATCGCATTGGATTAATTCGTCACCTGCTTCTAGTTCATCTTCTTGAGCAGTTCCCCAATCGTATTCAAACCCTGCGCATCCACCGCCCTTGATATTAAGAGTAACAGCATAGCAGTCGTTTTCTTGACATATAGTGCTAATTTGTTGATTAGCTGCTGGAGTTAGTGTACAAATTGTCATATTAATTCCTCTGTGATAGTATTTATTAAAAGTTTTTGTAATCTTAATGTAAATATAGTTATGTATTTAAATGAGTTTACAGAACGAAACCGGTATGTACGTAAATCAAAAACTGGTGCTAAACACACCTATTATCGCGATAAATCTTATATTTTAATGAGATGCGATTGTTGCTTTTCTGAATTTACTAGACCCAAGGGCAGTATGGATCCAAAGCGCCTAAGCAATTCCTACTTTCACGTATGTAAGAACTGTGATAGTAAGAAATTTGCACAGCAAAAAGGCGTAGAACGCCGTACTGTATGGAATATGAAAGCTTCTTCTTTGGTAGATATTAGTTTACTTTGAATGTAAATTTGCCTGAAGTGTTGTTATTGAAGAGTCTTGTCTTGTAAGCTTGCGTTCTAGAACAGTAATTGCCGAACGCATTTTTCTCTGCTGTTCTTCCAAACTACGAACATATTCAATTGTGGGGATTTCTTTACTAGATCCATCTTCAGCTACCATAGTAAATCGATCAACGCCTTGCGCTCTTAATCCGCCAGTTACACGATTAGGGTTCTTGTCGCTTGCAGTTGTAGGCGCTGTCTTACGCCCGTACATTTTGTTTAAATAATTCATACTAATATTTATTCTTCTGCGTTGGATACTAGTGTTAGGTGCGACTTCTTAGGTGCAGGTTCTTCATCTTCTGATAGAACAACTTGCACAACTGTTTGACCTTTGTCGTTTACAGATTCTTGTACGTGTATTTCTTTATATGTGATACCCATAATATCAGCAAGGTCTGTCATAACATCTTGCATTTCATCACGGACTTCATCGTCTACTTGTAGATCTATCATAGCTTGAGCCCAGGTCATTATTTCTCCTAGTAGATCCTTTGTGTCTTCGTCTATATCATATTTCATTGCTATATTCCCATAATTTAATACTTGCTAAATTCTTAGCCTTCGCCTCGCACATGATATCTGTGTAAGGCAAGAAACTTAGTGCATAGTCATTAACAGCGTTGTTAGGATAGTAATCACTGTGCGCACGTAGTTTGCCTTTCTTGTAGCCTGCTTCTAGTAGTGCAGGAAAGTCTGGTAGCGTGTCATGTGCATAACCTTCGGGCAATTGTTCTGTTCTGCTATACGAATAATGTATTGCAGGACGAACGCCGCGCCAGCTATCTACTATGCGCTTATATCTATCGTCGGTGGGCTGTAAGTATGAACCTTCTCGGCACCAGTGATGGTGTACGTCGAGGACAAGTGCAAGGTCATCTGCAAGTTCGAGACTGTCTGCGATGCCCCATTTGTTTTCGTCGTTCTCGATTGTGATGGTGTTTCTCGCCTCTGTCGATAACCGCTTGAGGGCGGCTTTGATACCGGCTGGACCGTTTCTGCCTGAGATGTGAACGTTGCATTTAAAGTCTTGGAATTGTCTGCCGTAACCCATATAGCGGATGACATCGGTGTGATATTCAAATTCTTCTATGCTCCTATCTACAATATCCGGATTATCACTGGCCAGTACAGTAAATTGCCCCGGATGCATGGATAACCTGACATCAAGTAGTCTTGCTGTGTCTCCGACTTTTGCAAGCTCTCGTTCGCAGTATGCGACCACATCTGGTTGCTGCCAATAATAAGCCCAATCACGCTGAGTATAAACAGGTAATACATCACTGCCCAGTCGTACCATTCTAAGTTCTGGAGGAAGACTTCCAACATATTCAATCAACTTTTTGTATGCGGCAATGTTATGGACCATAATGTCCCACAAGCGTTGCTCGGCTACATCAACAGTTTGTCTGTTAAGCCATTGTACTGTTGTGCTACGAGTATTTAGCGGACGTTGAATTTCTTCAAGCACCTTCTTCTTCTGTGTTTGATCTGGGTGCATGTACTTACATGCAAAGCCTATACGTTGTGTTACCATTTTCTATAACTCCCGTCGAGTTCGTGTGTGCCTGAATTGTGTATTGCCCATGCTATACAGTTGTACCATGCATAGTGCGGATGTTGCCTTAGTTGTTTGTACCATTGTTTAAATAGTATAACACGTTTTTTAAAGTTTGTCAACGCCAATTTTCCTTGCACCATGGGTCTATACAATTGTGAGGATTAGGGTCACCGTGGAATACTGCTACACTAGTTTTAGGCAATACCTTAGGTTCGCCCGGAGTCATAAAGTTTCTAACACCTTGCTTGTCTCGTACCATAGCAGGCTTGTTACGCATTTCCCACTTATAGCTCTGTATCCATTCTTCTGGCCAAAACTTATATTGCAGGTCTCTTGTCTTAAAGAATATCCAGTCTTGGTCTCCATGCATCCTAGATACACCTAAACTAGGATTTTTAATAAAGTCGTCCCAGACATGAGTGTGCTGTCCTGTAGTTATTCGAAACACACTTGAGTTCATTCTATTCCAAGTTGGCACGTTGCATCTATTAAAGTCACGGATGATACAAAACTTATCCTGTTCGTATGTCCACAAGTAATCAATATTTTTAAATATAATTATATCTAGATCAAAATATAGTATCGTCCCCTTAACTGGAAGTTCTGAACTAAAGAAGTAGGGCTTGTACCACCAACCTTTTACGCCATTTGTTTCAGGTAAAGGAAATATGTGTATGTCTGGATCGATGCCCGAAGCATCTTCAGTGAAGCAAGCCATCTTAAAGTCTACTGTACTATGACGCTTGATCATACTGTACAATACATTTACATAATCACTTGTGTACTTTTTACCATGCTTCAGGCAAACAATCCAGTTGTGTTGTGTCATTCTTATGCTTCGTAGATAGCCGAGTTAGAACCATGCTCTGCACATTCTGCTCGTACACAATAGCAACGATTATCTGTTGCTTCACGTACTAGTTTGTCTGCAAAGTTAAATGCGTGTTCTGCAAACTTCTCTGCACCGACGCCATCCATAACAACAATTTCTGCAAGTCCCATATTCTCAAGTTCTGCAAACTTATACAAGAATGGATCGTTGCGATCAATTGCTGTCTTGTGATCAAAGTTATCTTCTAGCCATTTCTTTAGCGGCTTCAGTCCACCAAAGTCTACTGCCCAATTCTTATTGTCTAGTTCATCACAGCCAAATGTAAATGTAAATGCCAGGCTGTAACCATGCAGTAAGTGACAGTGTGAATGATCTGCATTAGGCTGTCTAAATACCGCTGATAGTCCAATGTTATGTCCGTAATGTTTAGTTGAATAATATGCCATTTTAATCTCCTGTAGTTAACATATGAGCGGCAGAGTTAGAAGGGTTGACGCTAAGTCCTTGTGTATAGTTTAACATATATCGTATACGTTGTCAATATTTATTTGTTCAACATTATGCAAACGCCATTCTTTGGGTCGTTTCCAATCGTTGTCCGCAATAATAATAAATTTCTTATACTTGTATATTTCGCATAGCTTTGCAAAGTGTATAATCCAATATCTTGGATCAACTGCTCTGTGAGTTTCTATGTTGTAGTTTTCTGATCCTTTGTATACATTATTGTGTAATTGTGTTTCGTTCGAACTGTAAAGATCAAATCCTAATACATAAATCTTTTTGTGATGTGTTTGGCAAGCTAGCAGTTGAGCAAAGTTTCCACTTCCCCAATGAACAGGGTCGTCTTGTCTATTAGTGCCTTGGTATGGAAGTTCTGGTACAGATTGTACGTTAGGGTATTTGTCTACAAAGTAATGTTGCCAATTAGCCCTAGTGTATACATTGCCAGCGTACCCTGCCTGACAAGATTCAATAACCATTCGCCTATCAACGCACACGAGATCATCTACATAGTAATCTCTATAGATTGCATTGCAACCTATCTTGTGCATTTTAATTTTATCTAGATCAATGTTAGCTCGACTTTCGCCGTTGCCTATCAACAATAATGACATGAATGTATTTACTTATTCTACTATTAGATAAATGCTGTCGTGAGTTCTAGTTGTTGTTTCTGTAAATATCCAATGTCTACAACTCCAATCAGAAATCATAGCAACACGATATGACCCAGGTGACAACCCCGGATTGCGAAGTGTCCAAGTATTTCGGAGAGTTTCTCCTTTAGGTACATTGTGTGTGTACATGCGCAGAAACTCGTCAAGCCTTACTTGTAGGCCGTCATCTCTTGTAGCTACCCCGTATACGCTGTTAGCAGTGCAGTCTAGTACTTTTGTGCCAGTCATAGCAAAGTCTAAGTGTTTCTGGTCATTAATCGGGTTGTTTATAATTTCAATTTTATAACTTGTATATATTGGAGAGTTTATAAATTTAATATAAGAAAATCCAAAGACGATTAATAAGCACAGACTTAGTCCACTAACTAAATTAGAGATCATCGTTGTTGTTATTAGTTTCATTTTCAAAATAATCCTTCCTTACATCGCGAAGTTCGTTACTAACTTCTAGCAGTCCTGTCGATGCACGGCTAAGAGTTTTTACTAGATACCTAATAGTAAATATTGTCCAGAACCACCAAGTTACCGCAGTTGCAGCAAATGCACTCATACCAACCCAAAACACTGTATCAAAGCTAGCTATCTTAAAAACAAGAAGTATAAAACAGGCAATTAAAAAGAACGTAGGGACGATTTTTGCATATAAATCCCAACGCTCTGCTTGTTTTTCTATCTTCTTTGCCTTATTAAGAAGTTCGGCATTGTCTTTTTGATCCATTCGCATTTATTTATAGATTATAGATTAATGCTTTTATGCTACTTTAACTAATATTGTCTCAGGATTGCAACGCCCGTTAAGCTTTGTATCAGTGGTTGCAATATCATCTAAGAACTTACGTAGTGCAACCTTGCCAGCTTTCTTAAATTCTTTAAGTTGATCTGCAGGTTTACGCAGTGTCTTTTGTACACTTTGTGTTTCATCAAAGCCGATAATAGTTGTGCCTTTGACACTAAGCCCACTTCCAGGGCGTCCCATACCTTTAGGATCAATGTTCTTAGCAACGTATTTTCCCAGTTTACGTGTTTTAGAGTTAAACACCCAAAGCTCATTTGCTCCAATAATGTCTACAGGATTGATACTTGCAATCTTATACTTGTCATCAGTCTTAGCATACTTCAACTTCTCTACAAGCTTGTCTGCACTCTTAGGCTTAGCCTTGCGTGGTGTTCTAGTTGCTTTAGCACTTTCAACAACAAAGTTAAGAGCATCTAACAATCCTTCGATAGCAGACACAAACATCTTAATGTCTGCTTTCTTAAGATGTGAATAACCTTCTTTAAGTTGAGCCCACATCTCAGCATCGTGTTCACTCATCTTCTTTAGTTGCCCTGCTGTAGGCATACGTTCTAGATCTTTAAAGTCAATAATTTCATTTTCAAAGAACGTTTTAATCTTACGAGCGTGTGCCTGTGTAACATTGTTCTTTTGAAAGTGTGCTTTAAAGTCAAAGCCCTTTGGATCAAACTTCTTACGATCAGTAAACCAACCATCTAACCATTCGTCAATTGCTTCGCTTTGTAACAATGCTTGATCTCGAATACGTTCTTGTATAGTAGGTACATGCACGTTCTTTGTTACTTCGGCAACTTCTTCTTTAACCTTTGTAACTTTTGAACCTTCATGCATTGCAATTTTCACATGCTTGTTAATAAAATCACTTGCTAGAGGAAGACTATCGCCCGTACAACCTGGTAATGACGCCCAGTGTGCATCATGTTTAGGATTGCTATCTGGCATACCTCTTAGCATCATCTTACAATAAATGCCTGTTGTAATACTTAGATAGCTGTTAGGTGCTGATTTTGCATTACTAACTTCTTCTGCTGTATACCCGTTCTTTTCCATCCAAGTAAAGATAGAAGTATATAAATCTGCAGGCTTGTAGTTTTGATAGTAGAACATGCTAGTGTCTCTACGGAATTTATGATAAACAGCGCCACTCCAGTTTTCACATCCGTCCCAAGAAGGTTCACCTATAGTTTTTGCACCGCGCTTAACTTGCGAAGTTGCCCGAACTTTTTTCTTTGGGATCTTAATACCAAGTGCTTTTGCCATGTTGCGTTCTCCTAGAACTGTTTATCTACTGTTATTTAACGAGTATACAACAAATAACTAGGTTTGTCAAGTTATTTATTTGTGTAGAGATATGCACCTGAACTAGAATTAATAGAAGCTACTAACTGCTCCCACATGTTTGGTGCTAGGGTAATTACTTCAAATTTATTGTTCTTTTCATTCCACTGTCGTATATATACCATATCATCATAAAGGAATACACCTACATCTTCCTGCACTCCATTATCATCTAATATAGTTATTGCAACTTCATCCCAGTCCATTTCTACAGTAAACATTGTGCTTCCTTTTTATTGGCTGGAAAGGAAGGACTCGAACCTTCAACCTTTTGTACCAAAAACAAATGATCTACCATTGATCTACTTTCCATTACCTTGGTAGTCCCTAGGGGAGTTGAACCCCTCTTTCCTGGTTGAAAACCAGATGTCCTAACCGATAGACGAAGGGACCTTATATGGTGTCAATTAAGGAGTCGAACCTTACCGCAGTAGTTGACATGACGCCTGTAGTGTCTGTTACTGTTAGCAAACCCGCATTGACGAATTAGTTAAGCAGTTTCAAGTCCTGCTTAGGACATCCTGGGCACCATTTGTTCAATTGTTTTACAAGAGGAACAAAACTCTTTATATGGTACGAGCAAGAGGACTTGAACCTCCACGCATTGCTGCACTAGAACCTAAATCTAGCGTGTCTACCATTCCACCATGCTCGCATATGGTGCCCCCAGAGAGATTCGAACTCCCGTCTGCTGATTACAAATCAGCTGCTAAACCATCTCAGCTATAAGGGCATTATCTTTTTACTCTACAAATTGGACAGAAGTCGTTACTGTCTAATTCAAATTTACATTCTGCACATTTCTTTATCATGAAAATATTTATTATTCTACACTGTTACTCATTAATGTTCTGAGTTCTTCTTCAGGCGTAACTTGGCTAACAATTTCTTCTTCTTCAAGTTCAACCTGGAATGAGCGTATCATTTGTTCTGTTAATTCAACACTGTCTACTTTACCTGACGCAAGTTGTTTAATTGCATCATGTTGACCAGTTGCTAGTTTTGTTCGAATCATATAAGCACAGGCTGCTACTAGCTCTGTTCTGTTAATGCCGGAATTTTCAATTGCTTCTTGTACATATGCGCTCATTTTGTGTAACCTTTCAGTGTTACTTGTTTATCTTAGTTTAAGTATAACACCTATGTTATAAGTGTCAACCACTAAGTTAATTATGTTGCTGTTAGCGTTGCTGCTAGAGTTACTAATGAACCGCTTGTATCAATGTTGTTAGGTCCAACTGATGATACAGCGTAGGCACCAGTACTTCTGGTCCAACCGCCACCAATAGTTCTAATTCTATGTTGTAAGTCTGCCGCTGATGCACTGTTATCACATACTACAGTTATTGTACCACTGTTGTCGTCAGTAGTATAATAAATTAAAGGATTAATTTCTTTTACAATAATCTCTACTGCTTCATCAACTGCATCGTCTTCTTCTCTTAGATCAGCATTAAGATATGAGTCGCCATAACTTCCAAATCCTGTAATGGCGCCGCTATTTGTTCCTATACCTAATGCAACTGTTGTATCTGTTCCGGTTGTTGAAATAGCACCGGTACCAGTAAATAAATTAAAAGAATCTAATGTTCCTAACGCTTGGACACTGGTTCCTGTAGGT